TGCAGATTTTGGTCTGTACGGAACCCGGGGGTTTCGCGGTTTCCCCGAAATGGGGTCTGACCTGCGGTTTTCGCCAGCACTTGTTGATTCCCGAAATGGGAGGAAGTCATCATGCCACCTGTACCTAAAGATCCTTCTGTGCGTGCTCGTCGCAATAAGTCTGCGACGCGGGCTACGTTGTCTGCGGATCATGATGTGGTGGCTCCAGACTTGCCGGATGGTGTTGCGTGGCATCCGTTGACGGTGCGCTGGTGGAATGACATTTGGGCGTCGCCGATGGCCCCGGAGTACACAGACTCGGATATCAACGGGTTGTTCCGTGTGGCGATGCTCTATAACGATTTTTGGACTGCCGATAACGCGAAGGCGCGTGCGGAGGCTCAGGTTCGGTTGGAGAAGGCCGACACTGATTATGGGACGAATCCGTTGGCTCGTCGCCGTTTGGAGTGGCAGATTGAGGCGACCGAGGATTCGAAGGCTAAGGGGTCGAAGCGGCGGAAGTCTGAGGCTGCGCCGGTGTGCCCACCGGAGCCTGGTGACGATCCTCGTTTGAAGCTTGTGACCTGACGGCCTTATGGCTGTTTTGCAGGTCCCTGCTGTGGATTTAGCGTTTCCTACGTTGGGTCCGCAGGTGTGTGACTTCATTGAGGATCGGATGGTGTTCGGCCCTGGCTCATTGTCGGGGCAGGCCGCACGTCTCGATGATGAGAAGCGCGCGCTGGTGTATCGCCTGTACGAGCTGTATCCGCGTGGGCACCGTTTGGCTGGCCGTCGGCGGTTCGAGCGGGCTGGTGTCGAACTCAGGAAGGGCGTAGCCAAGACCGAGTTCGCGGCGTGGATTTGCGGTGTGGAGCTGCACCCGGAGGCGCCGGTTCGGTGTGACGGGTTTGATGCTGCCGGCAATCCGGTGGGGCGGCCGGTGCGGTCGCCGGTGATTCCGATGATGGCGGTCACCGAGGAACAGGTGTCGGAGCTGGCGTTCGGTGTGCTGAAGTACATCTTGGAGAACGGCCCTGATGCTGATCTGTTTGATATCAGTAAGGAGCGGATCGTCCGGTTGTCACCTTCGGGTGGTGAGGATGGGTTCGCTGTTGCTGTGTCGAATGCTCCGGGGTCTCGTGATGGCGCGCGGACGACGTTTCAGCATTTCGATGAGCCGCACCGGTTGTTTATGCCGAGGCATCGTGATGCGCACGAGACGATGTTGCAGAACATGCCGAAGCGGCCGATGGAGGACCCGTGGACGTTGTACACGTCGACTGCTGGGCAGCCTGGTCAGGGCAGCATTGAAGAGGATGTGCTTGCCGAGGCGGAGTCGATCGCCAGGGGTGAGCGGCAGGACCCGTCGCTGTTCTTTTTCCGCCGTTGGGCTGGCGATGAGCATGATGATTTGTCGACGGTGGAGAAGCGTGTTGCTGCTGTCGCGGATGCCACTGGCCCTATTGGGGAGTGGGGGCCGGGGCAGTTTGAGCGGATCGCGAAGGACTACGACCGTACTGGTATTGACCGCGCTTACTGGGAGCGGGTCTATCTGAATCGGTGGCGTAAGTCTGGCTCTCAGGCGTTCGATATGACGCGCCTGGTGCAGTGCGATGAGACGGTGCCGGATGGAGCGTTCGTCACTGCAGGGTTTGACGGGTCGCGGTGGAGAGATGCGACGGCTGTCGTGGTCACTGAGATTGCGACGGGACGCCAGATGTTGTTGGGCTGTTGGGAGCGGCCCGAGAACGTCGAAGAGTGGGAAGTCCCTGAGCATGAGGTGACAGCGCTCGTTGTGGACATGATGTCGCGGTTTGAGGTGTGGCGCATGTACTGCGACCCGTGGGGCTGGGATTCGACGATCGCCGCGTGGGCGGGTCGTTTCCCGGATCGGGTTGTGGAGTGGGCGGTTGGCGGCGGCGGCAGTTTGAGGCGTGTGGCTGCTGCGACGCAGGGTTATGCCGATGCATTGGCGACTGGCGACGCGGCGCTGGCTGCCAATGTGTGGCGGCCGAAGTTTGTTGAGCATATGGGTCATGCGGGGCGGCGTGAGCTGAAGCTGGTGGACGATACAGGCCAGCCGCTGTGGGTGATGCAGAAGCAGGATGGCCGTTTGGCCGACAAGTTTGATGCTGCGATGGCGGGGATGTTGTCGTGGGAGGCGTGTGTTGATGCGCGTCGTGATGGTGCGCGTCCGCGCCCGAAAGTGTTTGCGCCTAGACGGATCTACTAGTCGCCATAGAGACAGAGAGGGGGTCAGCTGTTGACTGCTTCAACGCCAGCGGAATGGCTCCCGGTATTGACGAAGCGTATCGACGACGGAATGTCGCGGGTGCGTTTGTTGGCGCGTTACTCCAATGGGGATGCTCCGCTGCCCGAGTTGACGAGGAACACGTCTGCGGCGTGGCGTTCGTTTCAGCGTGAGGCGCGCACCAACTGGGGTCTGATGGTGCGTGACTCTGTTGCTGACCGGATCATCCCGAATGGCATCACGGTTGGTGGTTCCGCCGATAGTGATTTGGCGTTACGTGCACGGCGCATTTGGCGGGATAACCGCATGGATTCCGTGTGTAAGCAGTGGGTCAAGTATGGGCTGGACTTCGGCGAGTCGTATTTGACGTGCTGGCGTCGTGATGACGGTACGGCGACGATCACAGCTGACTCTCCTGAAACGATGGTTGTCAGCGTTGACCCGCTGCAGCCGTGGCGGATCAGGTCCGCTATGCGGTGGTGGCGGGACCTCGATGCCGAGTCGGACTTTGCGATTGTGTGGTCGGGTGACGGGTGGCAAAAGTTCGCCCGCCCGTGCTTTGTGCAGTCGTCGTCCCGGCGCAGGCTGGTGACGCGAATCTCAGACTCGTGGGTTCCGGTTGGTGATGCTGTAGTGACCGGCTCGCCGCCGCCGGTGGTGGTGTACCAGAACCCTGATGGCATGGGCGAGGTGGAGCCTCACATTGACATCATCAACCGGATCAACCGGGCTGAGCTTCAGTTGTTGTCCACGATGGCGATCCAGGCTTTCCGTCAGCGGGCGTTGAAGTCGACGGATAATGGGTTGCCGAAGGTCGATGAGAACGGCAACGCGATCGACTACGCCTCGATCTTTGAGGCCGCGCCGGGAGCGTTGTGGGAGTTGCCCCCCGGGGTTGATATCTGGGAATCGCAGACGAACGACTTCACTCCGATGTTGTCGGCGATAAAGGAGCATATTCGACAACTGTCGTCGGCGACCAAGACTCCGCTGCCGATGCTGATGCCGGACAGCGCGAACCAGTCAGCTGAGGGTGCGCACAACATTGAGAAGGGCTTCCTGTTCAAGTGTGAGGATCGGCTTTCGATAGCGAAGATCGGTCTTGAGGCCATCTTGGTTAAGGCGTTGCAGATTGAGGGCGAATCGGTTGAGGACACAGTGGATGTGTCGTTTGAGTCGCCTGACCGTGTGACGCTGGGGGAGAAGTATTCCGCAGCATCTCTGGCTAAGGCGGCCGGCGAGTCGTGGGCGTCTATCCGGCGGAACATCCTGAACTACAACGCCGATCAGATCAAGCAGGACGATCTTGATAGGGCGCGTGAGCAGATAACCCTGTTCGCCGGCAACTCGGTGCAGCGTCCCCAGGAAGATGGATCACGCTGAGTACGCGGCTGCGACCGCTGAACTGAGGCGCAGACTGCTCGAATATGTGTCCGCAGCGTGGACATCGGTAACGCTGTCTGACAGTGGACTGCAAGAGCTGACATCTTCGGTGGCACCAGTTGTCCAAGCGGCCCAAGAGTCGATGGCTGCCATGACTTCGGTGTACATCGCAGAAGTCACCCAGCAGTCACCGGTGCAGGCCGTCGAGGTCTCCAAGATTCGCGGTGTGCCGTCGGAGAATGTGTACGCGCGACCTGTGATCACAGCACGTACGGCACTGTCGGAAGGTAAGAGCGTCGCAGCGGCGCTCCGGGCCGGTCAGCGTCGTATCGAGAACCTGGCGGGCACCGACCTGCAACTTGCAAAGACGCACCAGGCTAGGTCGTCGTTCGCCCGCAGCGGTGTCCAGTTCTACCGACGCGTCTTGACCGGCAGCGAGAACTGCGCGCTGTGTGTCATCGCATCAACCATGCGGTACCGCAAAAACTCGTTGATGCCCATTCATCCGGGCTGTGATTGCGATATTGACGTGATCCCGCCGGGGATGGACTTCGACACGATCAGCACGGAGCTTCTCAACGAGACGCATGACCAGGTGAAGGCGTTCTCGAGTATCGCGGATCGCGGCGGACGCGCCGTTGACTACCGAAAGTTGATCGTCACTCGGGAGCACGGCGAGGTTGGGCCCGTCCTCGCATGGCGTGACCAGAAGTTCTCAGGCCCCAGAAGCATCCAGCGCTGACCCCGGCGGTCTGGATAACGCACACATGGCCCGTAACGGGCATGTCACAAAGAAAACCCATCCGCAAAGGAAACAAACCCTCATGTCTGATGATGTGACAGCAGAAACGTCGGAACACAGCGCCGTAACGGAGCCAGTGGAACCGGCAGGCGACCAGGACGCAACCGCCACGGTTGAGGAGCCCACGCAAGCTCCGAAACCAACTGAGACGGTCGAGTTCTGGAAGAAAATGGCCCGCAAGAACGAGGCGCAAGCCAAGGAAAACTTCGCGGACGCCAAGAAATGGCGGGAGTCGCAGGAAAAGATCGGCGACGACCCCCTGGCCCGGATCGAAGAACTGGCACGAAAGTTCGAAACCGCTGAGCGTGAACGCATCCGCAGCAATGTGGCGCGCGAAACGAAAGTCGACCCGGAGTTCATTCATGGCGACACCGAAGAAGAGATGCGCGAATCCGCCGACCGGTGGAACGAGTTCGTCAACAAGCGGATCGAAGAAGCTCTGAAGGCAAAGTCAACAACGTCGGCCGTGCCGACGTCGGAAGTCACATCAGACAAGAAGGTTGAAGGCCCGAAGCCTCTCACCCCCGCCGAGTACGCGGCGCTGCCGCCTGCCGAGCGAAAGAAGGCGCGCGAAGAGGGCCGCCTCGACAGCTATCTACGTGGAGAACTCCACTAACACAGAAGGGAGCCAAAAATGGCTTTCAACAACTTCATTCCTGAACTCTGGTCGGACATGCTCCTGGAGGAGTGGACCGCCCAGACCGTTTTCGCCAACCTCGTCAACCGCGAGTACGAAGGCACCGCAAGCAAGGGCAACGTGGTCCACATCGCGGGCGTGGTGGCACCTACCGTCAAGGACTACAAGGCCGCTGGCCGGCAGACCTCGGCGGACGCGATTTCCGACACCGGTGTCGATCTGCTCATCGATCAGGAAAAGTCGATCGACTTCCTCGTCGATGACATCGACCGTGTTCAGGTCGCCGGGTCGCTGGAGGCCTACACCCGTGCTGGTGCCACGGCCCTGGCCACTGACACCGACAAGTTCATCGCTGACATGCTGGTGGACAACGGAACCGCGCTTACCGGTTCGGCGCCTACGGACGCTGATGATGCGTTCGACCTGATCGCCACGGCGCTCAAGGAGCTGACGAAGGCGAACGTCCCGAACGTGGGGCGTGTCGTTGTCGTGAACGCGGAGATGGCGTTCTGGCTGCGGTCGTCCGGCTCGAAGCTGACCAGCGCGGACACCTCCGGCGACGCTGCTGGCCTGCGGGCGGGCACCATCGGGAACCTGCTGGGTGCCCGGATCGTGGAGTCCAACAACCTGCGGGACACCGACGATGAGCAGTTCGTCGCGTTCCACCCGTCGGCCGCTGCGTATGTGTCGCAGATCGACACCGTTGAGGCGCTGCGGGATCAGGATAGCTTCTCTGACCGTATCCGTGCCCTGCACGTCTACGGCGGCAAGGTTGTCCGCCCCACTGGCGTGGTCGTCTTCAACAAGACGGGCAGCTAGTGCTCGCTACTGCCGATGATGTTGCCGCGGCGCTGGGACTAGCCAGCGCCGCGGACCTCACCCCAGAGCAGCAGGCCCGCGTGGATGCGCTGCTGGAGCGTGTTAGCGACGCGTTCCAGCGCGTGTCCGGCCGGGCGTTCACCACGGGTGTCACTCGTGTGCGGGCGAACGTGGTCAACGGCAGGGTGTGGCTTCCTGGTCTCGTGGAAGAGGTCAACAGCGTTGAGAACGTTGACGGCAGTGACGTGGATTTCACGCAAGACGGCAACTATGTGGACGTGTCCCGGAATGGGTGTCCGCTGGTCACCGGAACTGTTGTGGTAGTCGAATATGTCGGTGGTGGCGCACCGGATGCAGTGACATCGCTCGTCGCAGCGGTGGTTGCACGGCATCTGACCGTGCAGCCAGGGTCGGTGCAGGCGCAAGCCGTGGCACTAACGGCTGGACCGTTCACTCAGCGCAATGCCGAGTGGGTTTCCAGCACATCCCTGTTCACCCCCGATGAGCTTGACGACGTGCGGCGGTTTGCGCATCCCGTCCCGACGATCACAGTGCACCGGCTATGACGTTCCCAACTTCGTTCGTGGTGACACGGATCCCGCATGTAGGTGACTCTTCGGACGGTTTGGGTAACACGAAACCTCAGTTCGGGGCCGGTGTTGCTGTGGCCGCGATCCAACTGGCCCCGCATGTTCAGATGATGGGCTCGGCGACGATCACGGAAACGCAGGTTGTGGATGTGGACCTGTATCTGCCCGCGGGGTCTCCGGTGACCGTGAGGGACCGGATCGGTATCGGCGCGGATGTGTTTGATGTTGTCGCGGTTCGGGACTGGACTATGGGATTCCACGGTTGGGCGCCGGGGTTGGTTGCCGAGTTGCGGAAGGTGACGTAGATGGCGAACGGTCCAGCGAAGAAGAATCCTCTGTCGAAGTTCGGTATCCGGCTCGACGATTTCGACAAGCTTCCCGAGGTGAATCAGGGCGTCAACGAGTTCATGGACGAGGTTGCCGCCGCGTGGAAGCAGAACTCCCCGGTGACGTCCGGGGCGTATCGCGATTCGGTTCAGGTGACCCAACGTTCCACGAACAAGGGACGCGGCAAGGTCGGGGCGACTGATCCCCAGGCGCACCTTGTGGAGTTCGGGTCGGTGCACAACGACGAGTACGCGCCCGCGCAGAAGACAGCGAAGCAGTTCGGCGGCACCGCTTATGGCGATTGATTCTGCGCCAAGCATTCACCGTGTGCTGGTGGAGTGGCTTTCTCCGCTGGGGAAGGTTTCGACGCGCAGGGTGGCGAATGATCCGTTGCCGCACCGGGTTGTGCGTCGTGTTGACGGTGTGGATGCGCCTGAGGTTGCGCAGGATGTGGCGGTTGTGTCTGTGCACACGTTCGCCGCTGGTGATGCTGCCGCCGACGTGGAGGCCGGTTTGACGCATCAACGGATGATCGAGATGGCGTTGAATCCGTTGACGTTGATCACCCTTCCGGGTGGTGTGCTGGTGACGATTGATTATTGCCGGTCGTTGATGGCTCCGATTCCTGTTGAGTACAGCGACGATCCGCATGTTGTTCGGTACGTGGGCCGATACGAGGTCGGCCTGCCGTACCTGTCCTGAGTTTCAGCCCGAAAACAACCAAAGAAATAAAGACCCTCGCCCGATTTCTGGGCCTTGGGTCTTTTTTGTTTCGCCGGAGTTCTTTTTGCAATCCGGTCCCCCCATCATGATTGAGAGGAGCGTCCTATGACGCAGCCAATGACCGGCACCGATTGGAGCGCCGGCGGATTCACTGACATTCACAAGCCGTTCATCGAGCGTGGCGGTTTGCAGGCGGTGTTCATTCGTGACAACCGCGGTGCCGCGACGGACATGTCGCCGTTCGAGGATGATTGCGTGACGGTGAAGTGGTCTCCGTTCGCGCAGGACGGAAAGCTTCGTGACGACCTTTTCATCCGCCGGAAGGTGAACGGCAAGTACGAGTACAACACCGACCCGAATGAGGGCTGGTGGCACATCGGCTGCAACCCTGAGGATGGCGGTGCGGAACGTGAACCGGACGTCACCTCTGACGATTTGATGGTGTTGCAGTCGAAGTTCCCGGTCGATTCTGAGGTGACGGAGAAGTCGTATTCGGTGCGGTTCGTGGCGCTCGGTACGGCCGATCCGCTGATTCACCGGCTGGAGTCGGAACTTCCGTTGTGCGACAACGCCGGTAATCCGCTGGTCGCGCTTCCCGGTACCCCTGACTACGGTGAGGGTCCGCTGCTGGACGCTGACTCGGCGGAGTACCAGCTGCTGCTGCTGTATGCGCGCCGCACCTCGGGCGGGTTCATTTACCGCGCTGAGGGTTATCCGGCGGTCAAGCTGGACGACCAGGCGTCCAAGCAGCGGTCGAAGACCGATCCTGATACGGCGGACCTGACGTACAAGGTGCTGCCGAACGAGTACTTCATGCGGCCCGATCCGGCTGGGACGATTGCCCTGGTTCCCGGCTACTTCTACGTGTGGATGGGTGGCCCCGGATGGGCTGAGCAGTACTCGGACGGCAGCTAGCCAGAAAAGCCCCTGCCGGGTGGGTGTTTGTGGCGCGCCGCATGGTGCGTCCGGGGCTGGCCCCACCCGGCAGGCCCCCTCTCCTCAGCCCCGTCTTTCAGCCCCGTGATTGCGTGAAAGGAAGCCCCAAATTCTCATGACTACTTCGAAGCCCACCAACAATGGCGCCGCGGCCCGTGAGCAGGCCACCGAGTTCGATTCCCCGTTCGCTGATCGTGTCCTTCGGTTCGACGACGGAACTACGATGTCGATCCCGCCTCACCCGAATCTTCGGATGCTCGACGACGACGCTCTGGAAGCTTACGAGGCGTACCTCGAAGAGATCGAAACTTACGACCGGGAACCTGACCTGTACATCCCGGAGCAGACAGTTAAGGACCGAGACGGCAACGAGATGGTCCTGCCGGCGGAGACCCGCCCCGGCGCGGTGAAAGGCCCCCCGTACTACAAGGACGGTAAGCGTGTGTCGCCGCCGCGTGAGGTGCGGATCGTTCAGGTCGTGCTGGGCATGGACAACTACGAGGTCCTGCGGTCGAAGAAGATCGGTGGTCGTGCTGCTGGCGCCCGGGATGTGTGGCGGGCGTGGACCGAGCAGGGCTTCACGATCGCGGAACGAGCTGAGTCCGACTCGAAAAGTGATGGAAGCTCAGTGGTTCTGGAGACTGTACCCGAGGCAGATAGCGAGTGATCTGCGCCGGTTTTTCGGGCTGAGCGTCGCCGATTGGCATCAGGGCAGGTTGTCCAGTTTGGAGTTGCTGGACCTGTTCGGGGTTCGGTTCGTGGACAATCCTGAAGAACGCGTTCGGGAGTTGTATGTGGATTTCGCGCCGGTTGATGGTGCGGTGGCGCGGGCTGTTCGCGGGGGCCGCTGGTCTGAGCCGGAGTTGATCGCGGCGGAAACATACAACGAGATCGCCCGGTTCAGGGCGTCATTCCATGCATCGAGAAGCCGTAAAGCGGCGTATGAGCCGTTCGCTTTCGAGGATCCGGTTGATCGGTTGGAGAAAGCGAAAGCCTCAGTTGAGGCGCACGAGTTGCAGCGTGAGGTTGAGGCCGATCTGTTCGGCTGGTGACGGGAGGTGAGTGTCTGATGCCGATCTACGTGGACATTATTTCTCGTCTTGATGAGCGTGCTGCTGCGGTGGCGGCGAAGAACATTGAGCGTGAGATGGCTGCTGCTGGGGCTCGTGGCGGTTCGGCTGCTGGTCGTGCGATCGGTGAGAACGTCACCAAGGAGGCGGCTGCCGCTGGGCGTAATGCTGGTGAGCAGTTGTCGCGTGAGGTTGATCGTGCGACGAAGGCCGCGGGTTCTCGCATTGTGGATGGGTTCGCGGCGAATGGTGTGTCGGCGGGCCGGGGGTTTGGTTCGTCGTTTGGTTCGTCTCTTGCGTCGTCGTTGCCTGTGGCGGGCCGGTTTTCGTCTGCCCTGTCGGGGTATGAGGGTGCGGCGTCGAAGGCTGGCGCGTTGGCTGGCCGCGCGTTGGGCACGGCGTTCACGGCCGCCGCGACAGGCATCATCGGAGCAGCCGGTGTTGCCCTGTTCAAGGGTTTCGACAGGTACAAGTCTCTTGATGCGACGTCGCATCGTCTTGCCGCGATGGGGAACAGCGCCGAGCAGGTTAAGACGATCATGTCGGATATCAACGAGGTGGTTGTTGGGACTCCGATTGCGTTGGATGAGGCGGCAAAGGCGGCTACTCAGTTCCTTGCCGGTGGGGTGAAGCAGGGCCGCCCGTTGCAGGCGGCGTTGACGGCGATCGCGGACGCGGCCGGTGCGTCTGGCCAGAAGTTCGGCGACCTGGCCGTCATCTTCAACCAGGTGTTCAACAAGGGCAAGCTGCAGGCCGAGGAGATGTTGCAGCTCAATGAGCGTGGCATCAATGTTCAGGCGGCGTTGCAGAAAGAGTTCGGCTTGACGAGCGCCGAGATTCAGAAGATGTCGCAGGACGGCACGATTTCGTTCGGCATGCTTGTGCAGGCGATTGAGGGCCAGTTCGGTGGCATGTCGAAGAAGCTGGCCGACACTGTTGACGGCGCCTTGTCGAACATGAATGCCGCCGTGGGTCGTGTTGGGGCGAACTTCATTTCGGCGTTGTTCGGTGACCCGTTGGACACGACTGAGGGTCCTGGCGCGCTTGCCAAGTCGATCAACAATGTGACCGACAGGCTGAATGACTTGAACGCGTGGATCGTCGCGCACAAGGACGACATCAAGCGCACCTTCGAGGAAGCTGCTGAGACTGCGCAGGATCTGTGGGATGCGCTGTCGAGTGTGGTCGAAATGCTGGACCGGATAGGGATCAGCGTTGGTGATGTGGTGACCGCGTTTATGGCGTGGAAGGCGATCGCTGGTGTTACCGCGTTGACGCAATCTCTTTCAACGGTGAGCACTACCTTGGCGGGGCTGCCTGCGACTGCCGATAAGTCGGCTAAGGGGATTTCTGCTGCGCTGTCGCGGGTGGCGGTGCCGGCGTGGTTGGCGTTCCTGGTCGCGCAGAACGGCCCTGAGATTGAGCAGGCCATTCAGAACGCGATTCCTGGCGCTGAGAATTGGAATCATTCGAACACGCCGGACCAGTTGGGGCGCAGTGCCCGTGAGTGGTGGGATCGGAACATTCAGGGCGGCACGGGGGTTGATCCGCAACCGTCGCCGTTGCCGCAACTGGGGGGCGGGTCTGGGCCTGGTACGCCTACGGTTGGTGGTATCCCGATTCCGGGGCTTGTTGGTCCGAACTCGAATGGTCCGTCTTCTCCGTTCGGCAACCTGCCTGGTCAGGTTCCATTGGATGTTTCCGTGGAGGACCGCCGTGGCCGCCGTGGCGGTGGTGGTGCTGCTGCTGCTGATGCGGGTCCTGATGGTCCGTTGGCTGATTTGTTTCCGGGCGCTGCGGGTAGTGCCGACGGGTCGTCGTCTGGCCCGAAGTTGCCGGATGCACCGGTGTTGCCGTATGACACGACGTTGCCGCCGGGGATTCCTGGCATGCCGCAGGACGCTGCCGTGTTCTCCGCTGAATCGTCGTATCTGGATGCCCGCCACAAACTGGCGGAGAAGCGTGCCCGCGCGGCCCAGTTGGAGCAGTCCACCGAGGCGACTGAAGAGGACCGGCTCAAGGCCCGTAACGATGTGATCGAAGCGGAACGTGACCTTCAGGCCGCCGAGATGCGCATGTCGGATGCGCGGGCGAATCAGTACGAGAAGTTGACGAAGCAAACCGATCAGCATGCCAAGGATTTGGGGCAGATCGGCGCCAAGTTGGATCAGGATTTCGGTATCTCGAAGGGTTTGGCGGGGATCGCGGAGAACATCACGAAGTTCGTGGCGAACCTTGCTGCTGCCCCGTTGTTGGGGCAGTTGCAGGCCATTTCGGCCTATAACCCGACCCAGGGCGGTCACGGGTTGATGGGTGTCCTTGGCGCGCAGGGTGTGTTCGGTCCGCAGTATCAGAACAACCAGTATGACCGGGGCTCCTACCCGTCCGCCGGTGCGACCGGTGTGTCCATGACGCCGATCGGTGCCTATCCCGGCGACGCGGCGCTACTCGCCAACGTTCCGGCGGGCCGGTACACACAAGAACAACGCGGCGACCTGACGCAGGGTTTGGCTGATTGTTCTAGCGCTGTTGAGGATCTGGTCAACTTGATGGATGGCCGCCCGACGACCGGCGCGAGCATGTCGACCCACAATGCGGACGAGTGGTTGACTGCGCGTGGATTCGTCAAGGGCATGGGCGGGCCTGGCGATTTCCGGGTCGGTTTCAACGCCAGCCACATGCAGGCGACGCTGCCTGGCGGCACCCCGTTCAACTGGGGCAGTGACGCGGCAGCGGCGCGGCGCGGTATTGGCGGCACGGGCGCCGACGATCCGGCGTTCACGTCGCATTACTACCGGCCGGTGACGTCGGTTCCTGGCGGGTCGGCGGCGGCGGCGGGTGCTCCGGGGTTGTACAGCCCGCAGAACACCAACCCTGCGTTGAATAACCCGCCGGCTCCGGTGTCGTCGGGTGCGTGGGCGACGAATCCTGCCCCGCTGCCCACCACGGGCGGCGGTGGCGGCCCGATGGCCGCTGGCGCACCGCAAGGCCTGTTCACTGGCGGGCCGACGAACACCACCAACATCGGGGCGAACGTCGCACCGTATGCCGGGTCCGGTTCCGGTGGTATCGGCATGGACGGTGGTGGTGCGCTTGGCATGGCTGTGCAGGCCGGTGGTATGGCGCTGGACGCGATGGCCCCGGGTGCGGGTCAGGCCGCGCAGACTGGGGTGAAGCTGATCAACCGTGCCATCGAGTACGGCGGTCAGGTCGCCGCGATCGGCGCCCAAGGGTTGATGGAAACGTTCTTGCCTACGGGTGGTTCGGATTTGGCGAACAACAACTGGATCACCCGCATTGCCGGGGGGATTGCTGGTGCGGCCCCGGCGTTGCCGAACCTGGCCGGCCAAGCATCCCAGCAGCGCAAGGACATCGACCCACAGGCCACAGGCCAGGGTCAAACCCAAGTCAACCAGGGTGGCGACACGAACATCACGGTCAACAACCAGCGCGCCACCGAAGACGGAACAGGCCGCGACATCGCGTATCACCTGCAAAACCAGTACGTCATGCCGGGAGGGTAAATGGCTAAGAAGCATTACCCCGCCACTGGTGTAACCCCGCACGGATGGTATGACCTCGCCAAGGGTGAAAAGCCGATGATGTGGCTCGACGCCTACGACGAGTCGATCACTTTCCACATGATGGGCGGGATGGCGGTCCCTGACCGGGTTGTAGCCCCGGAGATGGTGCACCTCACATCACTCAAGGGGTTGATCCCGCCGTGGAAGCACATCGACCAGAAGGGCGCCACCGAGGACGGAATCACCAATATTGATGCGCTCTACGACCCGATTGAGGTTGAGGTGGGGGTGGAATGCCGTGGCCGGTCGCCGAAGTGGACGCGCAGGGTCTACCGCGATCTGGTCGCGTCGATCGACGCGAAGCAGGAATCGACGTTGAACTTCCTCACCCACGACATGGGGCACTGGTGGGCGCCGGTCAGGTGGTTCCAGGGCGCGCCGCAAGCACCGCTGGAGATCGGCAAGCGGCAGCGTGAAAGTTTGCGCCTGCGGGCCGATTCGGGGTTCTGGCGTACCTACGACTACACGGCGAGTTTCCAGTTCGAGTACGAGTCGATGACCGACACGTTCAACTATGACACGTCGGGCACGCAGGACCTCGGCGCGGACTGGCCGCTGTACTACGAGGGTGACGGCGGCGGGTACGTCTACGCCAATGGTGACCAGGCGAGGTGGCGGGACGACCCGGACGATCCGCTGACAACGGATACCCGCGAGGTGGTGTGCGGCCCGTACAAAGACTTCGACACCGACACCGACAATCAGGTTGTGTCGATGGTGCTCGGAGGGTTCCAAGAGTGGAGCCTGCCTGATAGTGGGGCGAACGACCTGTGGGCTCGCATGGGCCGCGACAGCAACGGAGACTGGGACGGTAATGGCATCCGCATGCGGGTGCAGGGCAACTGGATCAAGCTGTCGAGGTTCAACAACTTCTCGCAGACGGTGATGTTTCAGCGGCCGCTTCTGGTGGCCCCGCTGATTGGGGAGAAGTTCACCCTGGTTGCCGGGTATGAGGGCGATCCGCGCATGTTCAAAGTGTTGCGCAATGGGTTGCCGATCTTGTCGCACAAGGAAACCGGCACTGGTAGCGAGCTTGGCCCGGATTATCGGGGAATCGGGTTTGGTATGCAGGCCGGTGGCGCGTTGATCACGCAGGCGACACCAGCTCCAGTGCGGAAAGTGTCGGCGGGCGACAATGCGAATGTCACCCAGTCGGGGTTTGTGTCGATGGTCAATGTTGGTGACCAGCCGATGTATTGGGACGCGACCTTGTTTGGCCCGGGCACGTTCCGGTTGTATGACGGTCCCGGCGCGGATGAGTATGTGGAGTTTGGTCCGCTGCTGCCCAATCAGATTGTGTTCCTACGTACCGACCCGCGCTCACAGACGACGTTGGTGCAGGATTTGACGTCGGTGCCGCCGTCGCCGCAGGAGTTGAACATTTTCCAGCAGGCGGTGAAGTCGTTGTTGTCGTTTTTCTCGGAACGGAACGCATTCACCGACCAGATTGGGTCGCTGTTCGGGATTGTTCCCCCGCAGGGCAATTTCTATAAGTACCTGTCGGGCCGGTTCAGTGAGAACGCGGCGATCCCCGCGAAGTCACCTGGCGAACCGGCGCAGCAGTTCTTTGTGAAGACAGAAATTGTTGGTGGCAACGCTGACTCGAAGGTGATTCTTTCGGGGACTCCGTTGCGCCGCTACCCGATGTAGCCCCTGTAGTGGCAAGCCCCGGCCGATACCTCGGTGAGGGGTGAATTTGTGGCGCCTGTGAACCAGGAAAGGAGGGGATGACAGTTGTCGAAGTTTGAACGCGAAACAGCAGCATGGCAATCCGCCCTCCAGTCCGGCGACCCCAACAGGATCGCACGAACCGCGCGGGCGTTGACAGAACGCAAATCGAAGGTAGACACGTCGTTCCGGTTCACGGTGTGCGACAAGTTTTGGCAGCCGATGGGCGCTGTCGGCGGCGACCTGATCGAGGCGTCGGGTGCTGACCCGCGCAACGATGTTGAAACCGGCCGGATCGTCCTCAAAGGGAACAGCCCTCTCATCCCTTTGTTCATGGACTGCAAAAAGACGATGGTCGGTGTCATCGTCGAGACAGCCGGTTTGCGGTATGCGTTCTACACGAAGAACCACACCTACGAGTACCGCGACAGCGCATGGACCGGCACCGCTGAACTGCGCGGTATCCGCGACATCCTCAATTACTACGTGATTTGGCCGTCGTGGTGGCTGCCGATTCAGGCACAGCCGTTCTCGCACGCGATCTTCGTGTGGGCGCTGCAAACCGTCGTGGAGAACATGGTCGCAGAATGCGCTCTGCGGTTGCAGTCCGGGTGGCTGGAGTTCATCAACAACGGCCTGTCGTTAAACCCGGATATCCGGGCATGGTTCGGCACCGTTCTGCAAGCACTGTCGCGTGACGGGCTGTCGGTCCAGGCGTTCACCCGCATGCTGCGAACCCCGGTGTATGTGTCACGCACCAATCCACTGCTGGACACGTCGCCGATGGTGGCTCGCACAGTGCGGATGGAAACCGTTCAGGCCGTCATCAAGGACGTTACCCAGTCGTACGGTGTGGATACCCGCATGGATTTGTGGCTTCCAGGTGATCCGCAGCCTGACAGGTGGGCGAACCTGGACCAGCCTACCTACGTGTTTTCCACAGTGGACCGGTCGCAGATCACTGGTCCGACGAAAACCGTGCTCGATTCGGTGCTGCGCACCACGATTGACCTTGGCGGGTCGCTGGGGGACATCTTCAAACCTGTCATCAAGCAGGTTCCCGGCATGGACGGCGTGTTTTATGCGCCCGCGTTGGGTGTGGATTTCGAGCAGCCATACGCCTATTTCGTGGCCCCCGAGCCGGGTGAGGACACCGGCATCGATGCGTGCACGATCACTGACCACACACCTGAGGGTTGGCAGCACATCATCGGAGGACGATCGCCAAAATGGGTCTGTGCCCCCCGGGGAAACCTGGGGGGCACAGGCCCTAGGGCAATCAATGACTCAACGATTTAATGAATGCCACGTTCGCGTGGCTTATCGACTCGCTGATGATTGTCGTCGGATTCACCGGCATACCGTCCGATCTGCTGTCGGGGTTCCTGAACAACAGCTTCCTGGCGTTCCAGTTGATTCAGCATTACGACCGCCGTGACGAAGTTGGCCCGTACCATCCGGCGATCGAGCGGTTCTATCCGACAGCCTCAGCGCCGTACAACATCGAAACGGTGTTCGCATTCATCAACGCCTTGTTTGATTCGCAGGGCAAGACGACGGCGACGGTGCAGTTCCGCAACGGTGCCCAGTATGCGTTGGGTCGGGACGTTTTTCGCGGCGGCCTGATGTCGCTGGTGTTCATGTCACGTACCCGAATGGTGACTGACTACATCGAAAACGTCATGTGGCGGGTTTCCCCGGATGAGCGGAAGGTGATCGCGCAGTTGGGGGATGGACGCAAGTCGGAGGCCCCGTTGGCGAAGCATCAGCGGTTCATCACGGGGATTTTTGAAACGTTGTCGGTCCTCACGCTGTCACCTCAGGGATAAGCAGCGGTCGTCCTTTCTTTCTGTAACTCGCCCAATGTGAATGGAGCGTGCCCTAATGTCGTGGCCTTTGAACCCCGCTGGGACTCATTACTTGTTTGAGGGAATCGTGGAGATTCCTGTCGATCCGACTGCTGGCGCGGCGATCCTCCAGTTGCGGCCTCAGGGCGGGATCGGCGTTGGCGTGCCCGCGATCGAACAGGGCGACCCGGGTATGCCGGCCACGTTCGATACGACGGTGAACTTGACGGAGCTGGACCCGGACGATCCAACCCCGGCGGAGGCGTCGTTCACTGAGATCACGCCACCTGGAACATCCACGCCGGGTGTGTACCGGTTGAACCTGGCGCTGCACGCCGGCGCGAAGGGCGCGGATGGTGAGGCGGTGTGGGACCCGACGGATGTTGATCCGTCGCCGGTTGCGGGTCAGGTGCCGGTGGTGAATTCGACTGCTGATGGGTTTGTGTTGGCGGCGCAGCGTGTGGGGGACCGGTATGTTCCGGCGTCGATCAACAACACTGCATCGGGTAACGCGAACTCGACTTTGGCTCAGGTGTCGATTCCTGCGCAGCCGTTTGATTGGCGGCCCCGCGTGTCCGGTTACACGGTGGTCACCGGTGAGGGTGCGGATGTTCGGGTTGATCTGGTGGCCCGGTTGAACGGCGAGACCGGCGGCAACGTGATCGGCCGGTGCCCGGGTGTGGCGCAATCGGAGCGGCTGGTGTTGGTTCCTGGTCCTGCGGCTGGTTCTTCTGATGGGTTTGACCGTGTGGCGGCCGGTACACCGGCGACGATCTATTTCCGGTGTGAACGTCAGGCGGGGTCGGTGACGTACACGACTTCTGCTTCTACGTCGATGTTTTCGGTTGAGGTTTTGCCGCTGTCATGACTGATTCGTTTGATCCGCTGCCTAAGTGGGCGCACGCGGTTCCGTCGGAGCCGGGTATTCACCCTGAGCAGTCAGCTCAGCAGTGGTTGCGTCCGTTCACTGTTCAGCAGCTGCTTGAGATTGGTGAGCAGTTCATTGAGCAGTTCTTGGCGTGGGTGGTGCGCGCAGTCGCTGGGGTGTTCATCCCTGGTGAGGCATCGTTCGACCAGTTGCGTGATTGGGCTTTGAACATCCCCATTCTCGGGGACATTATCGAAGCGATCACCGGCATTGTGGGTGGCGGGGTTGAGGAACTGACCCAGTTCTTCACGAACGTTCGAAACTTCTTCCAATCAATCGACTTCAACAGCCCAAACTTCAACCCGCTTCAGGCTGCGGCGCAGTTGGTGAACATCATCCTTGCGCCGCTGCGCAATTTGCTGCCCAGTCTATTGACGATCCTGCCGATCGGTGGCATATCAAACCAAGCACCGAACATTCTTCCTGCCCCGAAGTTCCCCGAGGGATCGGTGGGCGAGAACGCGGATTGGGTTGTAGACCCGTCGCATTCGCGCAGCGGTGATGGTACGGGCGCGGCGAAAGTTATTGCCGATGGCACGTTGAAGGCGCTGCGGTCGGGGCAGAATGTTGGCGATTTCTTCGCGGTGGGCGAAGGCCAGACGGTCACTGCCCGGGTGTTCGTGTCTCACGACGATTATGTGGGTACGGGCGCGCCGATTCGGTTGCAGCTGGTGCCGTACATCGACGGCGTTGCACAGGCCCCTGTGGATTTGAACGCGTACGCCCCCCAGGACGCGAACTTGGCGTGGCCCGGTAAGGAGCTGTCGGGGGAGTATCGGGTGCCCGCTGGGGTGACTGGTGTGCAGACCCGGTTCGTGGTGACCGAAGACGCCACTGCGGGCACGTTCTGGTGGGATGACGCTGAGGTCAAGCAGACCGGCGTTATTCAGCAGTCGTGGGTCGAGGGTCTTCCGGAGATTCTGCAAACCTTGTTGGCCCGGGTGCAGTTGACGATTGACACGGTGGTGTCGGCGATCCGCGGCGGCGTGCAGACCGTTGAGAACACGCTGGAGGATTTGTTCGACGCGTTGCGCAACATCTCCCCGGAGTCAATCGCCGGCATGCTTGGCCCGGAGAATCTGCGGGAAACCATCGAGAACATCGTCAACAGCATTGTCGGTGGCCTGGTAGGCCTTCCGGGTATTGGTGCTGGCATCGCCGACCTGTTCAACGTGTTGCAGGAGATCGCCTCGCGCGCCAGCTTGGGGTTGTTCTCGTGGGACATCCTTGGCATCAGGACCAACAAGCCCGTCGATAGTGGTTTGTTGCCGTCGGAGCGGTCCAACTTCCCGCTGTCGAACGTCACAACGTGGCTGGAGGCCACGCAGAGCAATTCGCTCATCGGCGTTGACTTGATTGAAGAGTCGATGCCGCTGGGCGTGGTGTCGTGGATCGGCTACGGCCTTTCAGGGATCACCGAGTTCTACGTCAACATCTGGAAGGTCGACTTGGCGTCGGGAGACTGGACGCTGGCGCACCATTCCCCGAACATCGTGGGGCTTTTGGGCGGCACGGCCGCGCCCGGGGAGTTCATCTCCTACGAGCTGGATGACCCGGTTCCCGTGGTGGCGTCTGAGGCGTACGCCTATGAGCTTGTCCCGGTGGGCGGTACGCATTATGTGCGTGGCCGCGTGGCGGACTTGCCGAATCATCCGACGTCGCAGATTGTGTCGCTGGCGGCCACCAGAAACAACACGTCGCCGGATAGCCCGCCGTCGTCGATTGCGAAGGCGTCGGTGACCCGCTCGGGCGATGTGCCGTGGGTGAGTATCGCCGTGGATACAGGTTCCGGCGGTGACCATCACGATCCGTTGAAGGTCTACCTTGGCACCGCGGCCACGGTGTTCCCGGTTCCGAACTGGGTGAACTACATCGACCCGGTTGCGGTGGGCGCTGGTGGTGGTGGTGCACAAGGCTGGGCATTGGGCATCAACGGTCAGGCCGGCCAGCCCGGGAAGTTCAACGCCACCACATGGGTGCGCGGTGAGCATTTCGGCGACAACGCCATCATCACCCTCGACCCGGGCGCTGGCGGCGTGGGCGGTCCTGGTGACGGCGCTGCCGGTGGGAACACCACGTTGTCTATCTCCACGCCCGGGGGTGACACGTATTCCATTGTCGCCGAGGGCGGCGCGGCGGGCACCACTGAAGGGTTTTTGTCGAAACCTGTTGGCCGAGGCCCGGGCACGTTCACGTTCAACGAGCAGGACTATGTGGGCGGCGTTGACCAGAAGGTCATGGGCGGCCACGGTGCGCCGGCTGGTGGTGCCGGTAACGGCGGTAAGGGCTCGTTGGCGGCCTTTCAGTCCGGCGGCAATGGCGCTCCTGGTGGCGGCTGGGTGTTCTTCCGGCCCGACCCGCTGCCTGACCCTGACCCGGATTTGACGCCCCCGACGCCCCCCACGTTGGTGGAGCTGGTCGATTCAACTTTCAGCACTATCACGATTACGTGGTCTGGAGCTACTGACGTATGACAATCAAAGGGTATTTCGTTTACGCGAAAGAGAAGGACGCTTCGGGCGATTTCGTTCAGTTGAATCCCGACCCGGTGTTGCCGCCGTATGGGACGAACGGTTTGAAGTCGAACACCACGTACGAGTTTTATGTGAAGACGGTGGACAACGCCGGCTGGTTGTCGGACCCGTCGGATACCTACGAGTTCACCACTCCTGCGCACACTGCGGGTGATTTGTTGTCGCCGGAGGACCAGGCGATGGTGGATTTGATTGTGGAGGAGTCCCGCGCGGAGACCGGCCAGCCGGGGGTGATGTTGCAGATCACTGGTCCGCGCGGGAACTATGCGAAGGCGTATGGCACCACCGTGGGCGGCACGGTTCGCCCGTTGACGTTGGATGACCACTTCCGCATGGGTTCCTCCACGAAGATGTTCACCGCGATTGCGTTTTTCCAGGCTGTCGATAAAGGGTTGATCTCGTTGGATGACACTCTGGAACAGTACGTTCCGGGGATTCCGAACGGTACCGCGATCACGATGGGGCACATGCTGTCCATGCGGTCAGGTATCGCGGAGTATACGGCGGGTATCAACGCGCTCTGGATCACGCTGTTTCCGACGTGGCCATGGACGGGCGCGAAGGACTTCCTGGGCTCTATGAAAGGGCCGTCAAATTTCTATCCCGGCACCGACTACCTGTATACGAACTCCAACTTTGCGCTGATCGGGATGGTTCTAGAGATTGTTGACCCGGCCCATCGGCCGATCAAGCAGATCTTCAAAGAAGACATCATAGACCCTCTTGGGCTTACGGAAACGTCATGGCCGCCGATCGGTCCAGTTCCACCCCCAGCGTCGATCGCTGACACGTTCAACCCGAACTTCCTCGACGCTGCCGGGGCGCTGGCGACGAACATCAACGACTACACGAAGTTCGCGGAGGCGTTGCGGGACAACGCGATGGGCCTGTCGCCCGAGTCGTATGACGCGTGGCTGTCAACGTTCTGGAAGCATCCCACGGGGTGGGACCCGTACGCGAACGGGTTCTACATTCCTTCCGAGTACTATTACGGGTACGGGATAGAGTCGTTCGGTACATGGTTCGGGCATCCGGGACTTTTTTCGGGTGGCTGGTCGTCCACGATTTTCTTTGAGCGGGACTCGGGTGCGACATTCACGCTGCACGAGAACTCGAATACCTCCAACCCCCCGGCCGCGGGCTATACGCGAATTTGGGTGCGGGTGGCGGAGTATCTGTATCCCGGAACGATTACGAATGACCAGAACTGGCCGGTGCCGCCGGAGCCGGTGGATGTTGGGTTTGATGCCGTGTCGGGGGCTGGGGCTGGTGTCGGTAGCGCCACTGTGAACTTCAAGGCCTCCGAGGGGGCCACGGTGTTCGCGGTGGTGGCGTGGGACCGCGCGGGCTCAGCCCCGTCGGCCACGTATGGCGGCGCCGGCGGTGTACTTCTCGGGTCCGTTTCGCACAATGGCGATCCGGCGAATGGGGGCCTGGCGATTTTCCGCATGGAGAACGCAGGCTCCGGCGTTGCTCGCCAGATGAAGGCCACCGGCCCGGGCTGGGTGAGTGCGTATGCCATTTCATTCAATGATGTTGTGTCCGTGGGAACCCCCACGTTCGCGCACGGCAACGGCACCGCGCACAGCCAGTCGGTGACGGTACCGAGCGGGGTGACGCTGCAGGCGTTCTCGGCCGGGGCCGGGGGGGTGTCGTCGCACAAGCTGACAACGATTCTGGGGGCGCGCTTGCGCGCGGAGCAGTCGGGGATCGCCCCGCCCCTGTGTGTCAACACAACCACGAGGACGGGAACGGTGAGCGCCACCTCGTCGCAGCCGAACAGGTGGGCTGGCATGGCGGTGAACTTGCAGATTGGGGGATAAGCGTGGCTGTTGGCTGGTGGGCTGAGTCCCACGTCTCATTCGGCGTCACCATCACCCCGGAGGTGGGATTCCGCTACGGCGGTCCGAAACAAGAGTTCGGCGTCACCCTCACCCCCGAGATCGGCATGTCCGCCGTGGCGCACAACCGTGCGAGTTTCGGTTTGTCGGTGCCGGTCTCGCTGGGGATGGGGGCGGCCAGCCACAGCAAGGCGTCGTTCGGTCTGGTGTTCGCGCCATATATCGCGATGCGTGGTCCGGCCGCGTTCGAGCCGGTGTTTCCGTCCGAGGATTTGTATCCGTCGGTGTCGCTGTTCCCGACGCCGCGCGCGCAGACCCCCGGTTTCGGGTTGTCGTTCACGCCGAGCCTGGGGTTCGAGGCCGCGCCGAAGTTTGCGCGGTCGTTCGGTATCGAACTGGACCCGCAGGTCGGCATGGGTACCGCACTCGGGTTCACGAAGGGCTTCGGGCTCGAACTGTCCCCGCAGGTTGGAATGTCCGGCGCGGAGCGGTATTACCGCGAGTTCGAGCTGACATTGACCCCCGAAATCGGTATGGACGCCGTGGGCAACGACGGTGTTGACCCGGTGGCGTTCGACGCGGTAACCATGTCCCAGCAAACGACGTCGACGTTCTCGTTCAACCACACGGCCACCGCCGGAGCGTCGGTACTGGTGTCACTGGTCGTACAGGGCAACGACACGATCGCCTCCGTCACCTACGACGGATCAGCGATGACGCTTATCGGCAGCCAGGCTCTAAACAATAACGCTGGCAGTGGTTCCCAACACTTGTATGTCATTCATGGTGTTGCTGGCGGGTCGAAACAGGTGACGGTCAACAAGCCCACCGGCTTCGGGTGGGTGGGCGCTGTCGCGGCCTCGTATCTGAACGCGACCACCACCGGCACTGTGCAGAAGTCATACGGAAACAGTGGTTCGGCGAGCCTGTCGGCGTCCGCGCCTGGAGACGGTGGCCGGGTAGTCGTTTCGTTCGCCAACATTGGGAACCGGACGTTTACGCCCTCTGGCGGAACGAACCGATTCTCGGGTTCGGGCCTGTTCCCGATCCTGACCATCAGCGACGCGACGACGGCCACGAACTTCACGGCGACAAGCTCGTCGGGCACATGGGCCGCCATGGCGGTCCCGCTCAATCCCGTATAACTCGAAAGGAAACAATCATGGGCATTCCCAATGCAACTCACAAGGCAGCGTCGGACGCCATCGCCGGTCTCGGTGACTGGATCAGTGTGCATACCGGAGCTGCTGGCACCACCGGGGCGAATGAAGCCACGGGTGGTGGCTATGCGCGGGAGCAGACGTCGTGGACATCAGGCTCCACGGGCACCAACACCGGCGACGAGGTTGAAATCTTCGTGGCGGCAGGCACCTACGTGGAGGGCGGCATCTGGTCGGCGTCCACTTCTGGCACGTTCGTCGGATCGGAAGCTTTCGACGACGGTGACGTGGAGGTGTCCGGTTCGGGGGCGAGCATCTCGGTGACGCCGCGAATCGTGGCGTGAAATCCCAGATAGGGGAACATGTTGAATATCAAAACTGATCATCAGATCGTCGCGTTCGGCAACGACATGATGGGTTTGTTTGACCGTGACGGCACGCTGATTGTGCAGGCCGCCCGCGTGGTTGGCGGGTGGGAGGTCACCGCCGAGGGGCGGCCCCCGGCCACTGTTGTGGACAGGTCTTCGGCGATCACCGAAATGATCAACACCGCCCTCGCGGTGCTTCCGGGTGACGGTTATTCGTGCCTGGTGCCGAGGGGCTTGCGGGCGCAACCTTAGGAGGGGGTTTGGTATGGCTTATTCGAAGCAGTCGTGGGAGAACGTTCCCTCGACGAACACCCCGTTGTCGGCGGACCGTCTCAACCACATCGAGGACGGTATCGAAGGGGCGCATGAGGGGCTGGACGATAAGGCCGACCTCGCCCACGACCACGTTTTGGCCGATGTTACCGATGTCACCTCTACTGGCGCGGCTATTGCTGGCGCGGCAGATAACGATGCAGCCCTGGAGGCTTTGCAGCCGGAGTTGGACAACAAGATCCACGAGATCGTCGACTACTACGCGACCAACGAGTTGGATGTTCAGGTGGATGCTTCCGATGTGGTGTCGGGCACGCTGAGCATTAGTCGCATCCCCGTGGGTAGTAGTGGTTCCACGGTGTGTGTTGGTAATGATTCGCGCCTGTCGGACCAGCGGACACCCTTGGACAACTCGGTGACCCTGGCCAAGATTCAGGACGGTGCGATCACCAACGCGAAGATCAATACCGGCGCGGCGATTGCGAAATCGAAGCTGGCTTCGGATGTGCAAACCTCACTGGGTAAAGCGGATTCGTCGGTGCAGAAATCCGGCAGCGCGTCCGGGATGTGGATGGGCACCACCCTTCCTGGTACCGGCACGGCGGGTGTGTTGTACGTGGTGGTTCCGTGAAAGTTTGGAACGGCACGGCGTTCGTTGACCCCACCGCGTTCAAGGTGTGGAACGGGTCGGCGTTCGTCAACCCTGAGCTGTACACGTGGAACGGGACCAGCTTTGACAAGGTGTGGCCGTCGTTTGAACCGTTCACGATCTCCAGCGAAGACCCCGGCTACGAGGATCTGATCGACGAGCAGGTGCCCGAGGGCGCTTCGGGCTGCTGGGTGACCCTCGTTGGTGGCGGAGGCGGGGGCGGTGCGGGCTACCAGAGTTTCGATGATACCTACCGCCGCGGCGGCGGCGGCGGAGCGGGTGGGGCAAAGATTCCCCGCGTGTGGGTGCCTCGCGAGGCTATGGGTTCCACCTACAGCGTCGTCTTAGGACTCGGCGGGGCGAATACCGGTGGAGGCTCGACAGGATTTGGCGGCACCGACGGGGGATCGTCCTCGTTCTTGTCCGGATCTGTGTCGCTGATCGCAGGAGGAGGGGCGCGCGGCGCGATCGCGCTGTCCGGTAGCAGTACGCAGGTGTCCGGGGGCGCTGGAAGCCTGACGAGCGTCGCCTCCGGGGTTGCCGGGGCCGTCGTTATCCCCGGCGCGCCCGGGGGTAAGGGGGCCGCGTCGTCAGGCTCTGCGGAAGATGGCGGAGATAACCCGAGCGGTGCAGGTGCGGGCGGCGGCGGAGGCGGCCGGGTTTCGGACTCTAATAGCCAGACTCCCGGGGGCAGAGGAGGTAACTCCGCGGTCGGTACCGGAGGGGCGCGGGGCGGTGCCGGGGCCAACGGGTCCAGCGCAACCGACCAAACCGGCGGTAACCCAGGCGCTGGAGGAGGCGGTGGCGGTGGCAACAACAGCGGGTCCACAACCACCGGTCACGGCGGTAACGGAGGTAAATACGGCGGAGGCGGTGGCGGAAGTGGCGGTCATAGGACTAATGCTCGTCGCTACGGCGGAGCGGGCGGTGACGGCTACGTTCTGATCGAGTGGGAATAACCCCTACTCGCCGCGAATGATTTGATACACCCGCCCTCTGGTGATGCCTGCTTGTCTGGCGATCTCCGGGGCGGGCATACCGTCCGCGTACGCGGCCTTCACGAGGTCGAACATTTCACTGGTCAGCTCGCTCATCTCGGCTGCAACCTTCTGCCGCTTGACACGGTTCTGTGCTAGTCGATCAGCGAGGGTCATACGGGAAATAGTAGCACGTTATACGCAGTTGACAGACAGTGTGTAGCGGCTATACAGTGGTCCCATCAACTTGAGACACCGCCCAGCGGGGCGAAAGGCCTGAGAAACCAACCCCGCCGGACGGCCCACCCCCAACAGGAGGCCCGAACCATGCTACGCACCACCACCGCGACTGTCTTCGCAATCGCCGCACTCGCCCTCGGAATACCCGCAGTCGCTGATGCCGCACCCGCCCACTGCGCGAATCACGGCACCGGCCACGGGCAGATCTACAAGCACGCATGCGCCACCGGCAGCGGCGGCGCAGGAGCCGACTGGACATACGCCACCCACGCCGACGGCACACCCAAGATGGACGGCACCAAACACATCTACAAGTGCGTGCGCCACTGCGGCGGCGGCCGCCACCACGTCGAAACCACCGACACCTGGTGACCCGCCATGAAGATCCACGTTCAATCCCGCGGCCCCGCCGGCTGGAACGCAACAGTCCTCTTCACCACAGGAACCGTCCTGACTGTCGCTGACGACCAAGGTCGCAGGCACCTGATCGACACGTCCCGCGTCACGGTCAGGAGGCTGCCGTGACCAAGCCCCTGCCAAGCAGGTGCACTGTGAAACGCATAGCCGGGGCTCTCGGAACCGGACTCCTCGGAGGCATCGCACTCACCAGTGTCCTGTCCTGGATGTTCGCCACAGGCAACTCCGCCATCGACTTCTTCATCGAACGCGACACCCTGTTCTACTTCTAAACCCACCCCAGAAAAAGCCCCGCCACCCACTTGGGTGCGCGGGGTTTTTCTATGCCCGAAAGGAACCCCGTGACATGGACCGTCTCGGAATCATCCTGCTCAAACTGCTCGGACCACTCGCCGACAGGATCGCCGACCGCATCGCCGACAGGATCGCCGAGAACCTGCCCGACCTGTCCGATTTGGATGACCAGATCGTCGCGAAACTCCCCGACCTGACCAACCTTCCAGAACAGGTCATCAACATCATCGGCCGGCTGCCGAGATTCCCGTTCCTGCTGGGCGGCAAGCCATGAAGGTCACCTACCGCGGCATGGAGATCGAACTCGAACTGCGCGTCGGGTTCACAGTGCACAACCAGGACGGCTCGTCCTACATCCAGGTCCACGTCACGCCGACGTCAATCACAGGCGGTGGTCCGGACGGCGACGGCGGCGAACCCCTACCGATCGAGAGGGCGGCATGAGCTTCACCTGGTTCCGACCCGAAGGCCCGCTACGCACCCGCGAACAAATCGCCCGCGAAGTCCACGCCGTCTCCCTAGCCCGTGGCCTCGATGAACTCGCCACCGTCATTGCCCTGATGACCATCTCCACCGAGGTCGGCACCGGAACCGGCGATGACCGCAAGTGGTGGTGCCCCGCCAACGACCGCGTCCCCGCCACGAAGAACTACCCCCACGACTCCCGCAGTGACGACAACCGCTCATCGGGCTACTTCCAGCAGCAACCCGGGCCGAACGGCGAACCGTGGTGGGGCACACCCGAAAACATGATGACCCTGCCACAAGCAGCCAACACATTCCTCGAACGACTCTCCGACGACTACAGGCGCGCCGCCAACAACCCCAGGTTGGCCGGCGAGTTCGCGCAACGAGTCCAGCAATCCGCATACCCCGACCGCTACGCCGACAAATGGGACGAAGCCTGGTCGGTGCTGCGACGTGCCCTCAACGAAACCACACCGGAGGAACCTGTGACCGAAAACCGGCCCGCCTATAACGAGTTTCCGATCTGGTCGGCCAACAACAGCGCCCGCAGCGGCAAGCCCACCATGTTCCTGATCCACACCCAGGAAGGTGGTGGTGGGGACGCTGCCGCCGAGAACCTCGCCAAGTGGTTCCAGAACGCCAACGGTGTCTCCTACCACTACACCATCTCCCAGGCGTCCGATGGTGGTGTGACGGTGGTCGATTGCGTCGACACCGACCGCGCCGCCTGGTCTGTGGGCAACGCGAACAGCATCAGCATCAACCTGTGCTTCGCGGGGTCGCGAGCATCCTGGATGCGGGATCAGTGGATGAAGCAGTCCAACGCGATCGACGTCGCTGCGTATTTGGCGGTGCAGGACGCGAAGAAGTACGGCTTCGAACCGCTCGTGGTTCCCCCGCCGTACGTGAATGGCCGACCTGGCATCTCGGACCACCGGTGGGTGACCGACGTGTTCAAGTGGGGCACTCACACCGACGTCGGAGACTGGTTCCCGTGGGACTACTTCACCGAACGGGTCAACCACTGGGCCAACGGTGGCAAGACCGAGCCTGAACCGCCCAAGGTGAAACGCTTCCCGGACGACTGGACCGACCGCGAAATCCTCGTCGAGATTCTGCGGCAACTGCGCGGATACAACCTCACTGGCTGGCCGCAGCTCGGCGGCAAAACCCTCGTGGACGCGGTAGCCGACCTGCGGACAGACATCATTGATCTACAAGGGGCCATAGAGCACGGAGAGATCACACTCGGCGGTGCCCAATGAGGATCGACGGCCAGTATGTCGGCCTCGGAGCGGGGGACAGCTCCGACGAGATCCGCAAGATCAAGGCGTTCATGCGGCGCAAGTTCGCTTCCTACGCGGGCGATTTGGCTGATACCCCGCTCTATGACGAGGCCATGACGGCAGCAGTCGCCGAGATGCAATCCCGGTACAACACGGCTGGGCAGCTGCGCGACGGGCTCTACATCCCCGGGATTATCAACGCCGAAACCAAGTACGTCATGGGGTATCTATCCCGGCCCGTCATCGACACCCGGCCAGTCCTGTTCACAGTGTGCGGCACCGGCGTGCCCTGGTGGGTCGGACCCGACGCCGACACCGCACGCGCCGTCGAAGACCAATACCTGTGGCAACCCATCGGATACCCCGCCGCACCGTTCCCGATGGGCCGATCCATCACCGCAGGAATCACCGAGGCGCACAACCAGGCCAACCGGTGGCGCGAACGCATCGAAACCCACGGGACCGCACTGGCGGGCTATTCGCAAGGCGCGGTGGTCCTCTCGGAGCTGTGGATGAACCACATCGCACCCGAAGACGGCTCCCTGCGATGGATGAAACCCCATGTGCGTAAAGCGGTCACGTGGGGCAACCCGAACCGCGAACTCGGACACGTGTGGGCTGATCACGGCGGCTCCCCAATGGCCCCATCCAACACCCAGGGCGTGTCCTCCAACGGCATGCGCAACACCCCCGACTGGTGGCGCGACTACGCCCACCAAGGCGACCTGTACGCCTGCACCGAACCCGGCGACACACAAGAGGTCCGAAACGCCATCTGGCAGATCGTGCGCGACCTCGACCTGTTCACCGGCCCCGATTCACTGCTGGCCCAAGTGATCGAACTCGCGCAAGCCCCGCTGCCGGAAACGATCGCGATCACCCGGGCGATCCTCGACGCCGGCATGTTCTTCGCGAAACGCACCGGCCCGCACGTGGACTACAACCCCCAGCCCGCCATCGACTACCTACGCACATAAGGGGGACCACCTGATGTTGACACGTTCGTTTTGGATCGACGCCGCCGAACGCGCGGCCCGCACGTTCGCCCAAACCGCGATCGCCACACTCGGCGCGGGCGCGGTTGACCTACTCGCCACCGATTGGGTGTCAGTGCTGTCAGTGTCCGGCGGCGCCGCAGTGGTGTCACTGCTGATGTCTATCGGCGCGGAACGCCGCGGCAACCCCGGAACGGCTTCTGCGACTAGAGCGGTCACTGCCGCATGATGTGGGAATCGGTGCGCGAAGCAATGGATGCCGCGTACCAGCCCGAAGATGGTATCGACCTGATAGGACTGCTCATCATCGGTTTACCTTCAACGATCGCAGCGATCGGAACGGGAATTGTCGGTGTCCTCACTGTTCGAGGGCAACGCAAGGGCCGGGAACGTGCCCGAAAGATCGACGCGAAAACCGATGAGATTCACGAGCAGACCGTCAACACCCATGACACCAACATGCGTGACGACCTCGACGAGATACGCGATTTGGTGCGGGACGGATTCAAACAGATTCAACGGGACATCGGAGGGTTGAGGGAGGAACTGCGAACCGAACGACTGGAACGAATCGAAGGCGACAAACGCCGCGACCGGTAACCACCAGGAAAGAAGGGCGCACGAATGTCACTACTGGCCGATCTCGCGGGCCTGCAACCCCGCACATGTCCCGCATGCGACTGGGCGGGCGCCCGGTCGAAACAGGAACGCGCAGAGATAAACACGGCGGTGGAGTCCGCCAAACGCGGTGAGGTTCAGTTCACCGACGTGCTGCGAGTACTCATCAAACACGGCATGCCCGACATGAATCCGCAATCGTGGCGGCACCACGCGAGGAACCATCATGTCCCTGACTAGCGACCTACGTCAGGTCCGCATATCCGAGGGTGTGCGCAACAAAATTCTGATCCTCGACGTCGAACGGCTCCCCGGCATCACCGAACAGTACTGGTGGGACAGGGGCGACCTGAAGAACCGGTATGTGCAGTACGAGACGGTGACCCGAATGCCGCGCACCACGATCGTGTGCGCCAAGTGGTACCACGACGCCGAGGTCATTCAACTCGCGGAATGGGACAGTGGTGGCCGCAAACGGTTCCTGCGGCGCGTGCACAGTCTGCTGGCGCAGGCTGACATTGTTGTTGGGCACTACATCGACGAGGCGGATGTGCCGTGGCTGAAAGGCGACCTGCACATCGAGGCTGGGTTGCCGCCGCTGCCGCCGTTCAAGACGGTGGATACGCTGAAGGTGTTGCGTCGTGAGTTCAAATCCGGGGCGCCGTTCAAAGGGTTGGATGCGTTCTGCCAGATCGTCGGGCTGCCCGCGAAAACTGATCGCTATGACCGGTTCGCGATGGAACGCGCCGTGACGGAGAAGAGCACTGTGGACCGGGAACGTCTCATCGCCTACTGCGCCGGCGACGTCATTGCCACACAGGGGTTGTACGACTTCCTGAGGCCGCACATCAAGAATCATCCGGCGCTGTTTGTGGACGGCGAGGACAAGCTGACGGTGTGTAACCGGTGTGGCAGTGAAACTGTGTTGATTCCGCGCCGGTATGTGGCGAACGTGCTGACCTACACGATGCGCCGCTGCACCAGCTGCGGCGCGCATTCGCGGCTGTCCATCGAACCGGAACGCATGAGCGTCGTGCGGGGGGTTTGAACGTGAACATTCGTGTGTGTACGTTCCTCGATCACGGTGTGACGGTGGGATTTCTGTGGGACGCGGTCAAGGCATGGGTGGTGCGTCGTGATGTCCGCTGATCCCGTGCGCGGCGCGATCCAGGCCAGCCTGGACGCGATGGGCGATGGTTGGCAGGTGGCCCACTATGTGGTGGTCGTCGGACTGGAACGCATCGACGGCGAGCGCATGGACCTGGGCGCTACGACCGTGATCACACCTATAGGTCAGGCGGGGTATGTCACCGACGGTTTGGTGAACCGTTATTGGGATGAGTCGTCTGGTGAGTGATCCGCAGCTGGAGTTGTGGCGGTCGCTGTGGCTGGCCGTCGTGGCGGGGATGATCGTCGCGATGCTGGTTTACGTCCTGGCTTAATCTTCGGATTGTGAAGGCAAGCCGCCCCCTTGCACACTCTCCGGTGCAAGGGGGCGGCTTTCTTCATGTCTATTCAGGGGACCGTGTTGTCCGTGTTGTCACTGACAACACGGCTCCAGGTTTTCCCAGGTCGCTACAGGTCTAAAAAGGTCGGAACAGAACCACACGGGTGTTTTTTCGCAGGTAAACGCCCATTTCCCCACGATACGAAGGGGTTCGAATCCCCTTAGCTCCACCACCTGAACAGGCAAAACAAAATCTGACAGCACCAATGACATCACCTCGGCTAGAATCCGGGGTATGGCATCAGTGCGTGAGCGGAACCGAAAAGACGGAACCACCGCCTACCTGGTCTCTTACCGATTCGGCGGAAGAGGCAGCGCACAAGGCGCACTCACCTTCGACAACCGCAAGGCCGCAGACGCCTTCGCCGCCGCCGTCAACGCCCACGGGGCTGAACGAGCCCTACAGATGCACGGCATCAACCCCACACCCCGAGGAACCAAGTCAGAGCTGACCGTCGCCGAATGGGTCCGGCACCACATCGACCACCTGACCGGCGTCGAGCAATACACGATCGACAAGTACGAGCAGTACCTCGCCAACGACATCAAACCCAACCTCGGCGACATACCCCTCTCCAAGCTCTCTGAAGAAGACATCGCCAGGTGGGTCAAGGCGATGGAAACCACCGGAGGACGGGACGGCAACGGCCACGCCCCGAAGACCCTCCGAAACAAGTACGGGTTCCTATCCGGGGCATTGAATGCCGCCATTCCCCGCTACCTGTCCACAAACCCGGCTGCGGGCCGACGGCTGCCCCGTGGGGACGCTGAGGACGATGACGAGATCCGCATGCTCACCCACGAAGAGTTCGACCGACTTCGCGATGCGGTGACACCTCACTGGAAGCTGATGGTTCAGTTCATGGTGTCGACCGGGCTGCGGTGGGGTGAGGTCTCGGCGTTGCAGCCTAAGCATGTGGATTTGGAGACGTCCACGATCAGGGTGCGGCAGGCGTGGAAGTACTCATCGGCCGGGTATGTGTTGGGTCCACCGAAGACGAAACGGTCGCGCCGTACGGTGGATGTGCCGGCGCGGCTGCTGGAGCGGCTGGACTTGTCGAACGAGTTTGTTTTCGTGAACACCGATGGTGGTCCGGTCAGGTATCCGGGGTTTCTGCGTAGGGTGTGGAATCCGGCTGTGGAGAAGGCTGGTCTGGTTCCGCGGCCTACTCCGCACGATTTGCGGCACACGTATGCGTCGTGGCAGCTAACGGGCGGGACACCGGTGACGATTGTGTCTCGCCAGCTGGGTCATGAGTCGATTCAGATCACGGTGGACACGTACACGGATGTGGATCGGACGAGTTCGCGGGTGGCGGCGGAGTTTATGGACGGATTGTTGGGGGACTTTTAAGACCCAGATGCGCCCTACCAGGGGTCTAGATCCTGGTAGGGCGCCTTTTTGTGTTTGCGGAACTTATCGGGAGTTCCGCAACTATCAACTCTGAGTTGATAGTTCGAGGATAGGTTGGACCATGTTTGTGGTGTTGAAATATGGTCCATATTTCTGGTACCATTTTGGTATGTCGAGCTACCGGGTTGAGATCGAGACCAGCGCCGCGAAGCAGATCCAACGGTTGCAGCGCTCCGAGCAGAAGCGCGTCATGGTCGCGATCACCGCGCTTGCTGACGATCCCCGCCCGCACGGATGCACGAAGCTGTCCGGCACCACCGACGCGTACCGCATTCGCGTCGGCAACTTCCGCGTCGTCTACGTGATCGACGACGGACTTCACATCGTCAACGTCACCCGCGTTGGCCACCGCAGAGAGGTCTACAAGCGATGAGCGTTCTCGTCCCAATCAGCAAGGCCAAGGCCAAGTTGTCCGAACTCGTGCGCCAGAGCGAAGACACTGACGTTGTCCTGATGAACCACTCCACACCGGCCGCCGTGCTGATCTCGGTGGAGCGGTACGAATCCCTGCAAGAGGAACTCGAAGATCTGCGGGACCGGCTGAGTGTGCATGAGCGCAGCGGGGTCACCGTCTCGGTGGACAAGCTGATGGCCGAACTCGGGCTCAGCACCGACTAAAACACCGACCTCACTCGGTCATAGTCCAGGCTCCGCAGCCGCTTGTGCGGAACATGATGCGGTGGTCGCCGTTGATGGTGCCGGTCCACGACGCAACACCGTCGGGTTGGATGTTCGCGCGGACGGTGCCGGATGATGCTTCACCTTCGCGGAGTGTTTCGCCGCCGCGATACTCGGAGACGCTGACGATGGCCCAGGTGCAGCCGGGGGAGTCGGGTGGGATGGTGGCGGTGTAGGTGCCCCAGTCGTATCCGTCGGCGCCGCCCATGTTGTGGTAGCCGTTGCCGGGGATGGTCCGATACGGGTTCACGCGCGCTGTGGTGGTGGTTGGCGTTGTGGCGGCTTGCGTTGTGGCGTCGTCGTCCTTGTCGCCACGGGCGGAGACGATGGCGACAAGGGCGAGGACGCCGAGCGCGGCGGCCATCACTTTTCCCAGCGAGACTGCGTTGTTGTTGTTGTTGTTCATGGATGTGTGCGCTTTCTGGTGAGGGGCTGGCAAACGTGACGCACTGTCGGTTATCTAATCGTGATATTCCCATTTGTGGGCTTCGTGTGTCGATCTTGGCAACGATCCGTTAGCGTCTACGCATCCGGTTGCGAGGGGCGGCCGGTGTTGTTCATTTCGGTAGGTGCAGCCCATGTTTGATGACGATCTCGACACTCTGCTGGCGCGGATTTTGAACGCGATGGATGAGTGCCCGCCAACAATGTGGTCGCTGGACCGGGCGCGCCTAGTCCTTGCGGCGTTGACGCGCCCGGACGCTCCTGGCGACGTGGGCGTGGATCGCAGGGCCTGTTTCGCTGGCCCTAGGCTGGCGCGGTTGCGGCGGTTCACCGGGCCTGGCGCCTAGGTCTTCCTCCTTGTCTTGACGCGCTTCGCGCGGTGTTCTCTTCTCCGTCTGAGCTTCCATGACATCTCGTGCCTCCTTTAGTCGTATTTCGATCTGCGCCACCAGCTCGGCGTCGCTGATCCGATCTGGCCCGTAGTGCACTTCAATGACGTCGGCGGCCTCGCTGGGGGTGAGGTAGCCGGCGGCTACAAACGCCTCGACGGGTGGGCGGCCGTATGCGCGGGCGAGTTGCACGATTGATTGCGCGCTAGGAGCAGTGCTCCCGTTGGCCCATCGGTTGATGACCGTCGGGCCAATCCTTGACTTTGCGGCTATCGCCTTTTGTTCTTCCGTTCCCGCAATGCGAGTGACGTAGTTCCACCATGTGCTCACCCCCCGCAGTCTATTGCGTGCACGCAAGCATAGGTAGTGGGAAAACGCGCTTGCGTGCACGCAAGCGTGCTGCTTGGGGAATTACACGTCTGTGTTTCAGCACTGCACGGGCGCAATCGGTGCCCGTTACCAAACTGTTATCTTTAGTGCTTGCGTGCACGCAATCCCATGTGTACATTCAATCGCATGGCCGCAAGTGTGCAGGCCAGAACGTCAAAGAGAGAGGTAAGAGGTGTTGGCAACTTTGCAGATCAACCGCCCCGGCCTCGCCAAGGTTCGACGACTCGCAGGACTTCAGTACGACCACGAGCTGGCGGAGCGCATCAACGTCGACGCCACCACCGTCTCCCGCGTGCTGACCGGAAAGAGCGCTCCCGGACCCCGGTTCATCGCGGGGTGCGTCGAAGCGTTCGGCGCAGATTGCTTCACGGACATATTCCTCATCGTCCCCGACGGCGACGAGACACCCGCTGCATAGAAGAAGCCCCCACCTGTGTGCAGCAGGTGAGGGCAGAAGACACCTGAGAGGAAAGGCTCAAATGTCTGAATTACAGCTTACCGGTGACCAGTCACCGTTCGACGCCGGACGCATCCCGTGCCCGCAGGGCGGCGAGGACCGGTGGTCTGCCCGCTGGCTCATGGAGCAGATGGGGTACGACAACTGGCAGAACTTCGAGAAAGTCGTCGAACGCGCCAAGGTTTCCGCCCACAACCAGGGTTTCAACGTTCGGACCCTTTTTACTGCCGTCAGTAAAAAGGGCGCCGGCAGGCCGCAGTCCGACTTCCTCGTCACTCGGTTCGCGGCATACCTGATCGCAATGAACGGCGATCCACGCAAACCGGAAGTGTCGGCCGCACAGGAGTACTTCGCCGTCAAGACCCGTGAGGCCGAGACTCGTCCGGCCATTCCGGACATCACCACCCCTGAGGGGTTGTTGGCGATGACGGAGATGTTCGCGGACACCGCGCGCAAGCTCGTCGCTGTCGAGGCCGAGAAGAAGATGTTGGCGGCCGCGATCGAACGGGACGCCCCGCTGGTTGCGAAGGCTGAGGCTCACACCGGGTCTGATTCGGATGTTCACCGTCAGGAGTTCGCCCGCGAGGTCCAGGCGTGGGGGACCAAGCAGGGCATCGACATCAAGCAGGCGGATGTGTTGCGGTTCCTCGGACACATCGGGTTGTTCATCCGTGGTGAGCGCTCCGACACCGGTCACGCGACAGCTGACGCTCAGCGTCGAGGGTTGGCGTTCACCCACAAAAATGTTGCGCGCAACGGATACGCGTATGCGGTTGGGAAGTTGACGCCGGCTGGTCAGGACTACGCCTGGAAGCGGATCACCAAGTACGTCGCCGATCACGGCACGTTGGTGCTGCCGCGCGAGCTGCGGGGCGGTGATCCGGCGTGAGTAGCGACCCGTCATGCAAAGGCAGCCAGAGCCGCTACAACAAGGGGTGTCGATGCGACATGTGCAAGGCGGTCAATCGCGAGAAAGCACGCAAGAGACGTGAGCGGAACCGTGAAAAGCTGCAGGGTTCGTATACGGGCTTCACCCACGGAATCGGCGGCTACGACAATTGGGGATGTCGCTGCGAAGTTTGCAAGGCCGCGGCGCAGAAGAACAGGGCTAAATATCGTGCAGGACTGAAGACTCGTCCACGCGATGAGGTTCCGCACGGAACTGCCAACGGCTACAACCACTGGGCATGCCGGTGCGATCCGTGCCGAACTGCTTGCATACGCTGCGAGATCCAAGTATGTCGACGCAGCTGAGTATTACGCAAAGCACGAAGCGCTGCAAAACGAGCGAAGTAGAACTTTCGCGCATCACCATCGAGATACCTGGACTGGTCCAGAGCTGGAAATCCTTAGCCGCGAGACTCTTTCACTGGCCGACGCCGCGCAGATGCTCGGACGAACGCTGGCGGCATGTAGGGAGATGCGGAGAAAGCTTCGAGTCGATCCGAGAAAGAAGGGATACCTGTGAAGTTCACCGGTGACTACCTCTACCGGGTTCGTGTGATCTCCTACCCGAAGGGCTCTTTCGAGTGCATCGACGAGGCCGCTGACTACTGGATACCCACCCCCGGCTGGCGTCCTCCGGGGTGGCGCCCGGTTGGCAACTACACCCAGATCATGGGCACCGACGAGTTCGTGTGGCCGGTAACGAACAAGGTGTACGGGTCGCACTCGACAGCTAAGAAGCGGGCCGACCTTCTCGAGTCCTATGGGGCTACTGCGGTGGTTGAGCGTTCCAGCCGGATTGTGTGGCCCGAATCATGAGCTTCTCTTTCTACTCAAAACCTCAGCGTCTGATCAAAAAGTCACACGGCGGTGTGACCATCGGTCTAGGGAACTACGACGGAACCGACCTGGCCTACCTCAATGTTGCCGGTTACCGAAATGACGCCGATGTCCTTCTCACCGCCGATGAACTCACGGACCTGATCGACCAGCTCACCATCATCCGAAACGCGATGAGGCTGACATGACTTTCCACGCGAGGCCGAGGCCGAAGGTGCAGCACTTCCCGAAACCGAAGAAACCACTGTTTGTGTCGAAACCGAAAGGGGGAGCGAGATGATCGAGGCGTACCCCGTGGAGCAGGTGGCAGACAAGTACCTGCCTCACATGAAGGACCGGGTTCGGTGGATGAAGCGCCGACTCAAGAAGGGCGAGATTCCGGGGAAGCAGCTGTCGCGGAGTGTGTGGGTGATGACGGACGCCCATATTGAGCAGTGGCTTTCGGGTGGTTCGCCTGTGTCTCAGCAGGAGCCGGTGGAACCGGTGTCGTTGGCTGATGGGTTGTCGGCCCGGTCGCGGCGGAGGCTGGCTTCGTGAGTACGTCTGCTCCTAAGCATCGGAGTGTGTGCCAACTGTCGGGTGAAGTGACTCGCCCGTATGGGGTGTGGAAAGCGTTGGCGGAGTTCGACGCCCGTCAGTTGCGTGAGGCTGCGGAGTTGGAGGCGTTGCGTGAAGAAAACGCGCGGTTGAGGTGCCGGCTGCAGGAACTGGGGGAGACAGCGTGAGTGGTCTGCTCTGGATTCTCGTGGCCGTTGTCGTTGCCGCTCAGGTTCCCCAGGTGGTTCTGCTGATGGCCCCGCGTGCGTTCTGGGACGGCTTGTACGACAGCCGACCGACAGCGGCGTGCTTCCTGTGGGGATATTCCCACCCCTTCGGCCCGGATTGGAGTAACCGGTGAATCTTGTTGAGCGTTTGAATGCCAGGTTTAACAACGTGATTCATGACGGGCTCGCCTTGGTGGGTGCTGTGGTGGATCCGTGGCTGGCCAAGCTTGAGCGTCAGGCCATGAGCAATGCGTTGGGTCGGGATTTCGGCCTGGACTACGCGGATGGTCTTGCGGCTGCGGAGGCTGAGGAAGAAGTCCACGAACCCGGATTCGTACTGCTCGACGAGTTCATGGAGTTGGGGGAGTTCCTGGATTCTGCGACCGCGGAAGAACTCGCCGCCATGCGCCAGCAGCGTGAGGTGTCCGAAGACGATCTCACGATGCGCATCGCTGATCTTCATGGCTGGTCTGTGCCGAGCATCGTGGACAGTCGGATCGCTCGGGCTCTGCTGGAGACGTATCACATCACCCCGAAGTAAAGGCGGGCCGCCGCCCCATTGCGCGGGACGACGGCCCTAACACCGGAAACACCCATCCAAAACAAAGAGAAGGAACACCCAATGTCCATTGATCTCGACCGCATCACCCACCCCCTGCGCCTCGCACAAGGCAGCCATCAACCAGGATCCGGGAAAGGCTGCGCCATGAACGTCATCTCATACATCAACGGTGACACCAAAATCACCGACTACCCCGAATGCTCAGCACGCCCACTGGCCGCCCTGGTGCAGATGTGCAACGACCAACTTGCTGGACCTGACGGATTTCTATCACCCGAGAACAGTGTGCTGGTTCTCGACTTGGGTTGGAAGACAGTCGGCACTGCAGGCGTTTCGGATGCTGTCCACGCGTTGTGGATTGCCGACATGCTGGACTCCCCAGAGTGGGGCGCCGTCCGGTTCGCGGATGAGGTTGGTGCGGTGGCGATCCGCGAGATTGCGGATTTGCACCGTCAGGCGGCGGCGGGTCAGGTGCCGTTTGCGTGGGCCGCACGGAGCGCCGCACGGAGCGCCGCATGGAGCGCCGCACAGAGCGCCGTATGGAGCGCCGCATGGAGCGCCGTACGGAGCGCCGCACGGTACGCCGCAGAGAGCGCCGCATGGAGCGCCGCAGAGAGCGCCGCACGGAGCGCCGCAGGGAGCGCCGCACGGAGCGCCGCATGGAGCGCCGCAGAGAGCGCCGCACGGAGCGCCGCATGGAGCGCCGCACGGAGCGCCGTACGGAGCGCCGCACGGAGCGCCGCACGGAGCGCCGCACTCATCGAGTTCACGCGGCAGTCGATTACCCGGTGGCGCGAACTCGCCGACCTCGACCCTGAAACCGAGATTGACGCAGCAGATATCAATTCCGCTCTGGCGCGGATCCACGGCTGACGCAGGCGGGCCGCCGCCCCATTGCGCGGGACGACGGCCCTAACACCGGAAACAACACAACCAAAGAAAGGACGCTTCCGATGCTAACCCCAGATTCTAAACCCGCATGGTGGGACCACCACCAAACCAAGTGGTCCGACCTCCCCGTCACCACCAACCCACCCATGGCTGACCTCGACCTCTTGAAGGAACTGGAGGACCTGGCGGAGTTGGTGTTGATCCACACGGAGAGTGTGTCGTGGTTCCGCCCGTTCCTGCCGCCGGTGCACTGGGAGAACGAGCCGACGATCTGGGAGCAGATGAACGGCGACGCTGTTGTCGGGTTGTTGCGTGACTACCTCACCGAGGGAGACGCAGCATGAGGCGCAACGAGAAGTCCTGGCGGTATTGGTGGACCATGCCCCTGTTGATCGCCGCGGGCATCATCGGCCCCGGACTCGCCGCACCAGAAGCCAAAGCAGACATCACATCCGACGCGTTCGTCATGGCACTCGACTCCGAAGGCATCACCTACAGCTCCAAACCCGCCGTCATCAACGCCGGAAAAGCCATCTGCAACATCCTCGACACCGGCGCCACCATGTACGAAGCATCAATCCTCGTACACGACAACTCCAACCTGAACCTCTACGACGCAGGTTATTTCGTGGGTGCCGCAACCGCATCATTCTGCCCTGAACACCTGAGCGGAACTGGGTGGGCGTGATGGCGAACTCACCGTTCATCCAACTGGCAGAAGTCCACACCAGCGACTGGCGTTCCCGCGCGATCTGCACCCACAAGGACGGCGACATTTGGTTCCTCAACGAATCCGGCCACTACACCGCCGACCCCGCCCGCCGCATCTGCTGGACCTGCCCCGTTCAAGCGCCATGCCTCAAATTCGCGTTGCAACACAACGAGGCCGGCGTGTGGGGCGGCTTCTCAGAGAAGGAACGTGCCCGCATCAAGCGTGGTGAACTGCCCCCGGTGAAACCGGCACGGTTCACGGAGAAGGAATGCTTGCAGTGCGGTGAGGTGTTCGAGCCGGTCACCCGCAGGGCAAGGTTTTGCTCGCAGAAATGCAAGAAGCGCGCCGCGAATGCACTGCGGTCACAACCGTCCCTGAAGATCTGCAGCCACTGCGGCGGCGAGTTCATGGGGACGTATGCGAAGACCTGCTCGAATGAGTGCCGCCGGGCGCAGAGGTGGGGCGCGTGAGCATCGACTGGTTCGCCGTGGAATGCGCCGTGAACGGAACTCCCATGCGGCTTAATACCGAAGAGCGCCGAATGCTGGTGCGGCGGCGCCCGAAACTCCCCGAAGTGGAGTTGGCGCGAAGGGCGCACTGCACGGTCCGCACCATCGAACGGGACAGGGCTGAACTGCCTGCAGCAAAGTTGCAATCCTGCCCGGTGTGCGGGGAGGACGCGTGGGTCACGACCGATGGCAACATGGAAGCCCACCCAGACAGGCTGTTTCAGGAATGCCCACTGTCGGAGACGGATTGGGAATCCCGTATCGCTGCAACAGTCATCTGGTTGTCTCGGCGTATCCGTAGCGGTGACTCCCTGCCCGTGTGGGCCTATCTGACAAGCCTCCCGGAAACCGAACGCACTCAACTGTTGATGGCTGCCCTTGCCGGTGTGCCAGATGTTGAGGACCCGTTCGCGTGGATCACAGAACTGGAGTCCGTTGCATGACCCTGCTCGATCTGTCGTTCATGCTCGCCGCAGCGGTGGAGGACAAGCATGCGTGGCGTGACCTGGCACGGTGCGCCGAAGTGGACCCCGAAGTGTTTTTTCCCGAGAAGGGTGGAAGCGCGAAGCCAGCTAAACGGATCTGCAGCCGGTGCGAGGTTCGGGTCGAATGCTTGGAGTTCGCGTTGGCGAATCGCGAGAACTACGGGGTGTTCGGTGGGTTGTCGGAGCGGGAACGGCGTCCTCTGCTCAAAGCGATCGGTGAGGATCAGGTGGCATGAGCAACGGGAACAGGCTCACCCCAGAGCAGGTGCAGACGATTCTGTTGATGACTCGTGAGGGGTGTTCCGCCAAGCATATTGGGGAAGTGGTGGGTTGTTCGGCTCGGACTGTGGTTCGGGTTCGGGCGGCTGGTGATGCCCGCCTGGCGTCGCCGGATCAGTTTGTTCCGTTGAGCCAGGAGCAGAAAGATTTCGCCCAATATTTGCTTGATGACGGCGCACCCTATAACGAGGTTGCCCGCACGTTGGGTGTGAGCCGGACAACGGTCGAAAAGTATTTCCCTGGTTACGGGTGGTCGAAGAAGCAGGCTGCCGAGTTCACAGCTCTGGTCAAGAAGTTCCGCTGGTTGGAGGCTTCGTGATGTGTGTGTGCGGCCATAACCGGTCCCGTCACCGCTACCAGTGGGACAAGTTCCGGGGACGGTGGGACACGGGTTGTGACGCCACCAACTACCACGGCCCAGCCGGGCATGAACGCTGCCACTGCTCCGAATACCGAGACAAGGACGAAAACTGATGGTTGTTGATACACGGGTGATTACCGCGAGGGACGACGCGAAAGCCGGCGCGGCTGCGCTTGATGACGCGCGGTGCGCTTTGCATGAGTTGCTTTCTGAGGGTCCACCTTTGCAGTTCCTGGACCGCGAAGCGCTGGAGTTGAACCTGGATGTGGTGAACAAAGCGTTGTCGCGTGTGGATGCGGTTATCGGGTCGTTGGACAGGATCGCAGACAGGTGGACAGCATGAGTAGCGAAGCCCAGACCCTCACGTGGGAGTGGTTCACCGGGTTTGTTGGCCCCGGTAGGTGGCGTGCAGAACTCCCCGGTGATCGGCGCAACGCGTGGATCAACCCGTCCGATGTGGCTGGTGACTTCCGTTGGTCTGTGGAGGACAACACGTGCGGACGGGTTTTGGCGTGGGGGTATGAGGAAACGTTGGACGCCGCGATGGCCGCTGCCGCCGCTGCTGCTGCGGAGTATCGACTGAGGAAGGCTGCGCGATGAGCGAACCTGATGTGGAAGGACTTGCGAAGCTCCGGGAACCTTTCCCGCCGAACCAGATCGGGAAACTTCCCAAGGGCGGCATCACTCTCGACTTCCTTGGCCACGGCTACCTCACCGCCCGATTCCTGGACGTGGACCCACTGTGGACGTGGGAGCCGTTCGCCGTCGGGGATAACGGGCTACCCCTGCTGGATGAGCATGGCGGGCTGTGGATCCGACTCACCCTGTGCGGTGTGACCCGCATCGGATACGGCGACGCCGGCGGGAAGAAAGGCCCCAACGCCGTCAAAGAAGCCATCGGCGACGCACTCAGGAACGCGGGCATGCGGTTCGGTGCTGCTCTCGACTTGTGGTGCAAGGGAGACCCAGACGCCCCGGCACCGCCGGATCCTGCGGTGGCTGAACGCAACGCTCTGCTCCACGAGCTGGGGGATGCATGCGCAGCTCTGACGCTCGATGAGAAGACGGTGGCCGCCCAGTTCTACGGCAAGTACAAGGTGACGGCGAGGAACGCGAAACCTGCACAGTTGCGGGAGTTCATTGACGACCTCATGGAGAACGGTGCCCCCGCATGAGCCGCAGGTATACGGGGTTCTCCCCGGAAACCAAGGAACTGATCTGGACCCGCGCCCAAGGGCGGTGTGAACGCTGCAATGAGTATGCCTCAGACGCTACTGCACACCATCGCAGGCCCCGTGGTCTTGGCGGATCTCGCCGCGATGACACCAATCTGGCGTCCAACGGGCTGTGGGCTTGCGGTGCCTGTCATCGTTGGGCGGAGTCCTATCGGACGCAAGCTTTCGCTGACGGGTGGCTTGTTCGTCAATCCCAGTCCCCTATCACTGTTCCCGTCCTCTACAGGGGCAACTGGGTGTTGCTCGACGACGACGGGTTTGTTTACCGAATCCCTAACCCTGTGGAGGCAGCCCAATGATTGATTACGAAGACCTTGACGTTGTCAGGTCACTCATCGGCGACGGTGTACCGAGCAAGTCGACACTGCCCGCCGTGTGGTGGCTGACGACCGATCCCCGCCAAGTTGACGCGTTCGATACGTGGCTCGCCGACTACAAGGCACACGTCGAGAATGTCGGCGAGTTGGCCAAGTCGCTTGGACTCGACGGCGCGGAGGATGCCTACATGTGGTCTCGCGGCACATCCTCGGTGATCACCGGGTTCCGCGTCCCTACGTTCATGGGGCACTGGAATACCGAGCACCCGGACTATCTGCCGATCCCGTCGGGTTGGCGCATCGACAAAAAGGAGAATCTTCTCGTTCCCAGTCGGAAAACAAAGGCCGATAGGGAGTCACAGGCGAACAAGGACTTCGGCGCGATCAAGCGTGTTCCCAATGTCCGGGCGTACATGTCGGGTCTGCCGACTGAGATCGCGCTGGGCGACCGAAGTTTCGGCGGCACCATCTACGCGGTCAACTACCGGCGCGGTGAGAACTGCGTCTGGGCATACAGCGGCGGCGACCCCGATCGTCAGCCCGAGAAGCGTGCCAACGCCGAGATCGACACCAGCGTGTGGACGCGTATGCCGCTGTCGACGCTGGCGACGCTCATCGAGGAGAAGGCGGAGCGGCTCAAGACTGAGGAGAGTGCCCAATGAACCGTCCCGTGTTTTACGTGGATCAGAAAGAGGACCCGGAGAAGGGCACGTTCTGGTGGACCGTCGTCGGTGTCGTCGCCGAATCGCTGGGAGTCGCGTCATGACCGTCGAGCAGCTCGCGTTTGGATCTGAATCTGAATCCATCTCATACACCGAGTTCGTGGCGGCGAAGGCCCGGTTCGACAACGCCTATGGACATCAAGTCGGCCCCGATGATGTTCACCCGATGCTGCTGCCGCACCAGCGTGACCTGGTGCGTTGGGCGGTCGCCGGGGGGCGGCGGGCGATCTTCGCGGCGTTCGGATTGGGCAAGACGGTGATGCAGTTGGAGATCGTGCGCCTGTCCCTGGCGAAGCACGGCGGCGGTAAAGGTCTGATCGTGATGCCGCTGGGGGTGCGGATCGAGTTCGCCCACGACGCCAACATGCTGGGCATTGAAACCCGGTTCGTTCGCCGCACAGAAGAAGTCGGCGGCGACGGTATCTATCTCACCAACTATGAGAGTGTCCGCGACGGAAAGTTGGACCCGACACTGTTCACGGCCGTCTCACTCGACGAGGCGAGCGTGCTGCGCTCGTTCGGGTCCAAGACGTACCAGTCGTTCCTGGAGCTGTTCGACGCGGTGCCCTACCGGTACGTCGCGACGGCCACGCCATCGCCGAACCGGTACAAGGAGCTGATCCACTACGCGGGTTATCTCGGGGTGATGGACACCGGTGCGGCGCTCACGCGTTGGTTCCAGCGGGACTCGACCAAGGCGAACAACCTCACCCTGTACCCACACAAGGAGCGTGAGTTCTTCTTGTGGCTCAACACCTGGGCGGCGTTCGTGCAATCCCCGGCAGACCTCGGTCACGACGCCACCGGCTATGACCTGCCGCCGCTGGAGGTGCTGTGGCATGAGGTTGATCCGCCGGCCGATGAGTTCGATTTCGAGCGTGACGGGCAGGGCCAGTTGGTGCGCGGGGTGAACCTCGGGTTACCGCAAGCTGCGGCCGAGAAGCGCCGGTCGCTGGATGCTCGGCTGTCCAAGCTGACCGAGATCGTCACCGACCACGCCGAACTCGGTGAGGGCCAGATTGTGATCTGGTGCGACCTCAACGACGAGCAGCGCGCCATCGAGAAGGCCCTCGAGGACGCTGGGTTGAGCTTCTCATCGGTGTACGGGTCACTCGACCCGGACGAGGTGGAGCGCCGCCTGTTCGACTGGAAGAACCGCGACACCTACGCGCTGATCGGCAAACCGGTGATGCTTGGGCAGGGCATGAACCTGCAGCAGGCCCACGTCTGTGTCTACATCGGCGTCACGCACAAGTTCAACGACCTGATCCAGAGCTTGCACAGGATTCAGCGGTTCGGCCAAACCCACCCCTGCACAGCCCATTTGATCCACTCCGAAACCGAACGGGAAGTGGTGCGGGTGATCCGCGAGAAATGGGCGCAACACCGGGAGTTGACATCAACTATGACTGACATAATCCACGAGTATGGGCTTGACCCCGAGGCAATCTCGGAAGCTCTGCAACGGTCCATCGGATGCGAACGAATCGAAGCATCCGGCGAGGGCTGGCTGTTCGCCAACAACGACTGCGTACCCGAAACCGAGTCGATGGACGACAACTCGGTGGACCTGATCGTCACCAGTATTCCGTTCTCGAACCACTACGAATACACGCCGAGCTACAACGACTTCGGCCACACCGACGACAACGCGCATTTCTGGGCGCAGATGGACTACCTCACGCCGCAGCTGCTGCGCATCCTTGCGCCCGGGCGGATCTACGCCTGCCATGTCAAGGACCGCATCTTGTTCGGAAACGTCACCGGCGCAGGCGTTCCCACCGTCTCCCCGTTCCACGCCGAGGCGATCTTTCACGGCCGCAAACACGGCTTCGACTACCTCGGCATGATCACCGTGGTCACCGATGTGGTGCGGGAAAACAACCAGACGTACCGGCTGGGCTGGTCCGAGCAGTGCAAAGACGCCACCAAGATGGGCGTTGGCTCCCCGGAATACGTTCTGCTGTTCCATAAACCGCAGACAGACAGGTCGAAGGGATACGCCGACACCCCCGTCACCAAATCCAAGGACGACTACAGCCGTGCCCGATGGCAGGTGGACGCGCACGCGTTCTGGCGCTCGAGCGGCAACAGGACACTGACAGCCGACGAGCTCGCCGCGCTGCCACCAGACCAGCTGGCCGCACTGTTCACCAAGCACAGCCTGCAGGACGTCTACGACTACCAGTCACACGTCCGCATCGGTGAGCAGCTAGAAGGTCGCGGTGCCCTGCCTGCCACGTTCATGGCCATCGCCCCGGGATCGTGGTCGCCTCACGTGTGGCACGACGTGAACCGGATGATCACCTTGAACGGGGAGCAGAAACGCCGCAACGTTCAAATGCACGTGTGCCCCTTGCAGTTCGACATCGTTGACCGGCTGATCACTCGCTTCTCGAATCCTGGCGAGTTGGTGTTCGACCCGTTCGGCGGGCTGGGCACCGTGCCGTTGCGGGCTCTGAAACTTGGTCGGCGCGGCCGTGGTGTCGAGCTGAATCCCGGCTACTACTTCGATGCCGTCAAGTACCTGCAAGCCGAGGATCGCCGGCGCGACATGCCGAGCCTGTTCGACCTAGAGGACGCGTCGTGACCGCCGAGTGGATGTTGTGGTTCCGTGCCCGCCGCCGTTCGCACCGTTCCGCGTGGGGGCATCCACGACCGCCCGCACCACCGAAACCACGACCCACACAGGAGAACCGATGAGCAACCTCACACCCGAACAACTCGAAGCGATCGCCAACATCGTCCTCGCATTCACCGGACCCCCGTCGCTGGCGTACTTCCTCGTGAAGGGGCTGTTCAAGTGATGTACACGGTTTCGGGGACGTGGCCCCATTACATCGTCACCGGTGGAAACGAACCACCGAAATGCTTCAACTCCACCGTCACCGCCGTCAAATACCTGGAACAGATTCTCCAGCAAGGCGACACCATCAACTGGCAGGTCCCATGATCACCGTTGTTTGCGCGGAATGCACCCGCACCCAAGGCAGCCCGGTCACCGCGGAATTCACGAACACTGATGAGGCGCGGGCGTTCATCCGCCGCCACCACGCCTTCGCCGACCACAGGGCACACGTTGAGGAGATTGCATGCTGACCCTTTTGGACATGTTCTGCGGGGCTGGCGGATCCAGCACCGGTGCCGTCCAGGTCCCCGGAATCGAAGTCCGGGTGGCGGCCAACCACTGGAAGCTGGCGGTGGAGACGCACGGGGCGAACCATCCAACGACGGACCACATTTGCGCGGACCTGTCGCAGATCGACCCCCGACTGTTCCCCAACACGGACATCCTGTGGGCATCCCCGTCGTGCACCAAACACTCCATCGCCCAAGGGTTGAAACGTCTCGACAAACAACCCGACCTGTTCGGAGAAACCCTCCCCGACGCGGCAGCCGAACGGTCCAGAGCCACCATGTGGGACGTCGTCCGGTTCTCCGAATACCACCACTACCAAGCAGTGATCGTCGAAAACGTCGTCGACGTCTACCACTGGCCACCATTCCAAGCGTGGCTGGCAGCGATGGACTCCATCGGCTACGCCCACCACATCGTCTATCTGAACTCGATGCACGCCCAAGTGTTCGGACCTGGTGCCCCGCAGTCACGTGACCGCATCTACATCGTGTTCTGGAGGCAGGGAAACACCGCCCCAGACCTGAAGCGGGTCACCCGACCTGAAGCGAACTGCTCTACGTGCGGACCTGTTCGGGCAATGCAGGTGTGGAAGCAGCCCGATCGTGCACCGTGGGGCCGATACAGAGCCCAATACGTGTACCGCTGCCCATCGGTGAAGTGCCGCAACCAGATCGTTGAACCAGTGTTCCGGCCAGCCGCCGAGATCATCGACTGGACGTTGGTTGGCCAGAGGATCGGAGACCGCGACAAACCGTTGGCGGCCAAAACACTGTCACGCATCCAGGCCGGGATCGAACGATACTGGCGGCCACTGCTGGTTCCGGTGGAAGGCCGGGAAGGAAAGCAGTCCGCCCCGGTGGATCAGGCAGCCCGAACCATGACGACCCGCAACGAAACCGGGTTGGCGTTCATCGCTGAACTACGCGGCGGAGGGTCAAAACACCGACCCGTGAGCAAGCCACTCGCCACAGTCACCGCTTCCGGGAATCACCACGGCCTGGTGACCACCTACTACGGCAACGGGGCTGTCGTCCCGGCGGGAAGCCCACTGCCCACCTGCACGACCGTTGAACGGCACGCCCTCCTGACGCCGACCGGTGGGACGTGGCGCAACACGCCCACCTCGTCCGACGAGCCGATCCCTACACGCACTACCCGCGAAAACGACGGTGTAGCCATGGGACCCACCCTGGACGTGAATGACGTCCTGTTCCGCATGTTGGAGCCGCGAGAGATCGCCCGCGCCATGGACTTCCCCGCCGAGTATCGGATTTTGGGGAACCGTCGGGAGCAGGTAAGACAGGCCGGGAACGCGGTTACGCCTCCGGCTGCGCGGGATCTTGTCGGGGTTGTCGCTGAATCACTCGGGGTGTCGGCGTGACGTGCCTGTTGTGTGACCACGCGCGGTCTTCGCACACACCCCAATGCCGAACCCGGCTGGGCGTGGACATAGATGACATGACCCGGTACACGCAGTGCCTATGCCCAGGATTCGAGGCCGGTCTGTGTGAGGTGTGCGGCGGAAACGGATGCGCAGACTGCGAGGAGGTTTGATGCGGAAAACCGTGTTTTACCAGCTGGTTTCGGGTAGTATCGAACGTGCGAACGAAGACGGCCCGGGCGGTGCTGGTAACACCGTGACCCCGGGCCTAACCACTGGATTGGAGTGGCTGTGACTGATGATAGTCCACGCATCCCATACGACTGGGCAAGGGTGGAATGTCCCACCTGCGGATCTGCCCCGGACACCCGCTGCCGCGCCAAGTCGGGCCGCACGACAGACGCCCACATGAAGCGCGTCGACCTGGCATTCGAGCGATACGCCGAGATTCGAAGGTGGCGCATCCACAACGCCGTTATAAAGAACCTGTTCGGCGGTGGTGTGCAGTGAGGATCAGGTCAATCAAGCCTGAGTTCTGGCGATCCGACGACATCACCAAACTGCCTATCTCGACACGGCTCACGTTCATCGGCTTGTGGTCGTATGTAGATGACAACGGTGTTGGCGCAGACAAACTCGTCTCCATCGTTGCCGATCTGTACGCCGATGAATTCGCCCGCGAGCCTCTAGAGACCCTCAAGAGAGTCACTGAAGATCTGGAGAGACTAGCCAGCGGTGGACAGGTGACCCGCTATAAAGCCGTCCACAACGGAAGTCTCAAGGATCTGCTGTACATCACCAAGTGGAAACAGCATCAGCGGGTGAATCACCCCAGTCTTGGCCACAAATATCCACTCCCACCAGCGGATATGGTCAACACGGCAGTGTCCCTCTTGAGTTCCTCTGGAGACCCTCACGAGAGTCTCACCCACGAACAGGGGAACAGGGGAACAGGGGAAGGGGAGCAGGGGAGCAGGGGAGCAGGGGACGAGGAAGTCCCGCTTCCGCCCGAGCCGCCGCCCGGACCGTACGACTCACCCCCCGCCGTCGTCGACACGGAACCGGTCTCAATCGAACTCGTCAACAAGCCCTCGAAGCCGCAACCATCCTCCGCTTCTAAGACCGTTGTCCGGCAAGAGCTTGGAAGCAACACCTATCCAAGAGCCACTGTTGATCGGCTGGCAGTCCAGGTTGAGAAGCTCACCCGCGAGGGACAGCCGGACGCCCTTATCCGGGAAGCGTTGCGTGAATGGGAACGAAGGCCTAACTGCAACCTCCCTGAATACCTCCCAACAGTCCTCGGGGATGTCATCAAGTCGTCTCGATCAAGCAACCTCACCGCCGGCGAAGCGAAAGTCCTCGGATGGGCTGGCCTCGGAAACCCTGACCAGAGAAAGGCAATCGGACAATGAGCGACTCTTATCAGATCGCGGCAAATGCTCTTGCGAAGTGCGCTGCCTATGACCCGTGGTTTCCTCAGCCGAACCGCGCCACCGTCGAGGCGTGGGCTGAGCAGATCGAACTGTGGAAGTTCAACCAGTCCGACGTGCTGGCTGGGGTGACGAAGATGTACTCCGATCACGGGAGCGGGTTTCGTCCGTTGCCGAAGGATCTTGTTGATGCTGCACGTGCGATTCGTCGGGATCGGTGCGAACGGGAGACCCCGGCGGAACGTGAGGCTCGTGAGGATGCCCGTGACGCGGAGCTGGAGCGCCGGCTGGCCCGCGCTGTCGGTCGGGTCGCTGAGATGAAGTCGATCGATCGTGCCTGACCGGTACGGGGATTCGACACCGGAGCCGAGGGTGTTTGTGCGGCCGAAGGTGAATGCGTTGACGGTTCGGTGTTCGTGGTGCAAGGCGGGTGTGGGTTCTCGTTGTGTGGTTGCGGGGACGGGTGTGGTGTTGCGGCGGTCTTCGTTTCATGACGTGAGGGTTCGGGATGCGGAGTTGGCGGCTACGGGCGCTTTGGCGCGTGGGCGGATGTCATAAGCGGCGGTGACAAGGGGGAGGGTGTGAAAGTCGCCCAGCGTGGCGTACAGCCCCCGCAATCAACACCAGGAGACGAACAGTGAGCCACAAACACGACGAGATTGATCCGATCAGCCAACTGGAACTGGACGTGCTTGAGTCCGGTGACCTTGAACTGGCCACCCAAGTCGGTGAAGTGGCGCGGTGGGCTTACGCGACGACTGTCGAGTCGCTTTGCGCGCTGCTGTGCCTTCCATCGGAGGTGGCTGAGCAGATGGTGAACGAGTGGTTTCTGCGATGACGATGTTTGTTTCGAGCCCGGATGATCCGCGCGTCCTGGAGGCGGTGTCGTGCAGGTCGTGTGACATCTGCAAAGCCCCCAAAGGCCAGCCCTGCTCTAACACGATTCGTCCGGAGTTGCCGCTGCCCGGTCGGGTGGTTCATTTCGGGCGGCTGACAGATCGAGGCAAGGAGAACAAGCGTGACAACGCCGAGTGAGGCCCAGAACGTGATCGCCGAGGTAGTGCGCGCATACCCGATGGAGCGAGGCATGAGCGACGCGGACACCGCACGCCGCAACGGATGGACAGTCGGAACCCGACTCGCCGGCGACGAAGGCCGCGGAGAAACGACCATCGAGATCACCGCGATCGGTGAGGAACACGTGCTGGCGAAAACCATTTCCCATGCGGGCCGACCGGTGCCGTACGGGGAGTCACTGTGGACCTTCATGTTCCGGGATTGGCGGGAGGTTCCGCGGTGATTCAGGTTCATTGCCGGGAGTGCAACCGTGTCTGGGACCAGTCGTGCGAAGACTGCGCCGAATGGAAAGCAGACCGCCACGCCATCGCGTCGGGGCATACGGATATTCACATCATCCCGGACACCACACCACCGCCTGTACGGGCGGGTCAGGGGTGGGCGGAATGGCTCACGAAAGGAAAACCATGACCCACGAGTTACGTGACGTACTCACAGAAGCCCTCGTGGAAGCGTCGTACGACTACTGGTACGAGAAGCAGACTCTCGGCGTGGACAGCCGAGGTAAGGATGTCTGCGCATACCTGGTCGACAGGCTCCTGTCTCTTCCGGGTGTGGCGGTAATCCAACTACCCGAACCCGACCACGTGGTGTCGGGGGACGAGTTTGAGAACGGGCGCAAGGACTACGCGCTCGGAGACGTGTCCGTGTTCGACGACGGGGAGATTCACCTGTTCGGTGCCGTGTGGAAGTTGTCCGATGTCGACCACCTGGCCGCCGCTCTTCTCGCTGCTGCGGCTGTAGCCGAGGGGGAAGACAAGTGAGTTGGGTCGAAGGCGTTCCGTGCGATTGCCTTGAAGTGCCGCGCACCTGGTCGGTCGTCGATGGCGTATGGACCTGCGAATGCGGTCGGCAGATGAAGCAGTCCGCGATTGAAGCCATGCAAAAGGTCGCTGACGGGATTCGGTTGAGCCCTGCGACGTTGGCGGTGCTGGATGCGGAGAAGGCTGCGGTTGTAGCCGAGGGGGAACAATGAGCGACGCGCAGAAGATCATGATCGCGGTTCAGCGCCGACACCGGCGGACGTTGAACCTGGAAACAGGACGCTCCCACTGCCAGGGTGCGCGGCTGGGTGAATGTGATTTCCGCGACGGTTCGCTCGACGATTTCGAGGCCCACGTCGCCGCCGAGATCGACAGAGCCCTCGGAGGACTCAGGCGGGAAACCCGCGTAATCGAGAGCATCTTCGAGCTGGGCGTGCCAGAGCCTGCAACCCGATTCGTTACCCACTGGATGGAGATACCTCATGAGTGATGTTGTTGAGCGCGCCAAGGCCGCACTGGAAGGCGTCACAGAAGGGCCGTGGATCGCCGAGTACAGCAGTGAGCAGGGCAATTGCGTCATCCCGCATGATGCCGAGTCGACTCGCGAGGCCGTCGCCACGACGCACCTGTACCACCAGCGCGCCGATGCCGAGTTCATTGCCCAGGCGCGCACTCTCGTGCCCGAACTGGTCGCTGAAGTTGAGCATCTGCGTCCCAGGGTGATTGAGACCGTCGAACAGGTCGACGCGCTGCCGACCGGTTCAGTCGTCATCGATGACATGGCCGGTGTGCTGCAACGTGAAAACGAGGCTGGCGGTTGGCTAATGGCTGGATATGAGGGCCTAAACCTGCCGATCCTTCCCGCCCGCGTGCTCTACATCCCTACGGACTCTTTGGAGGAAGCATGAGCAGCGAAGCCCAAAACCTCATGATCGAGGTGATCGATGCGCACACGTACAACGGTGCAGACAGGGGGTTCCTCGGCGAGCACCGTGTCGAGTACTGCATCTGCGGGTGGTCGGAGGAAGGCGACGGCGTACACACCGCGCATGTGGCTTCTGAGGTTGACAAAGCCCTCGGAGGACTCAGGCGGGAGACCCGCGTAATCGAGAGCATCTTCGAGTTGGGCGTGCCCGAGACCGCAACCCGATTCGTTACCCACTGGACGGAGATACCTCATGAGTGACCCGCAGTGGCGGGCCAACTGGGCGCGCTGGCAGCGCTACAACGACGCCGTCTGCGTGATCGCCGAGGCCATCGGATCTCACCGGTACGACATCTCTGATGCCCACGTCCATCGGTGCGTATGCGGCAAGGGCATCGGACGCGCGGACGACGCGCTGGACATGCACAGGGCTGAGGAGGTCGACAAAGCACTCGGAGGACTCACCCGTGAAACTGTTCCCGCCCGCGAGGGGTGGATTCTCCCGCCTGGATGGATCGGTGACCGCACAGCTGCCCGCTGGGTGTCGGGATGGAGCGAGGCATGAGCGATCGGTTCTATGTCTTGGACTGCGATAGGTGCGGAAAGACGTTGGGTTGGACCACCAATGCTGCATTCCCGATGTGTGGGTTGACGCGGTGCACCGACTGCATGCGGGAGGCGATCGCGTGATTCAGGTTCATTGCAAGGAGTGCAACCGTGTCTGGGACCAGTCGTGCGAAGACTGCGCTCAGTGGAAAGCGGATCGTCACTCGATCAACACGGGGCATACGGATATTCACATCATCCCGGACACCACACCACCGCGGCCTGTGGTGGATCAGGGGTGGGCGGAATGGCTCACGAAAGGAAAACCATGAGCAGCTACAAGATCCGCGTCGAGGCGAAAGCCGTCGAGTTCTACGAGATCGAAGCCGAGTCTGAGGATGATGCTCGCGATCGTTGGCACGAGGGTGAGTTCCTGCACAGCGAGGTCTATGACGCGTACGTGGACACTGTGGAGCTGATCGATGAGTAACGAGGGTGCGACCCCTGAGCGTGCAGCGTTGATTGAGAGAGCCGCGCAAGCCATCTGCGAAACCACCGGGTCCGGCCGCATGTTCCCCTGGAACACCCTGTCGGAGCAGGAGAAGGACGCGTGGCGCCGCATGGCTGATGCTGCGTTCGATGTCCTCATAGACGCCTGGGCTCCTCCCTTTTGAGCGGACGCAAGATCGTCACCCCCGTCGATCACATCAACCGGGCCAAAGAAGAAGCTGCCGCGGGGGATTACCAGGCAGCGCAGACTCACGCTCTGATCGCTATCGCCCAACTACTAGCCGAAAAGGACCAGCAATGAGCGGGATCGCCGCCGCAATCGCCACAACAGGTCTCGCCCACATGGTTGGCGACTACCTGATCCAATCCCACTGGATGGCCAACGCCAAAACCAAACAGTGGCTGCCCGCCATCCTCCACGGAATCACCTACGGACTGCCGTTCCTGCTCATCACCCAGTCACCGGCTGCACTCGCAGTGATTGTGGTGAGCCACATCCTGATCGACCACTATCGGCTGGCTCGGTACGTGGTGTGGTTCCGCAATCAGCTGGCACCCCGCGAGTGGCGACCCGCTCTGTCGGAACCAACCGGAAGCCCATCCGATGCGCCGCCGTGGTTGTCTACGTGGCTGCTGTTCATCGCGGACAACATCCTGCACATGCTGATCAACGTAGCGGCGGTGGTGTGGCTGTGACGACCCTCTCCGTGATTCTCGCTTCCCAGGCCCGGTTCCTCACCGAGAGCCCTGTTTGTCCGGCGTGTTTCCAGCCCCGTGCCGAGCATTCCACCGACTGCAAAGGACACCACACCAGATGATTCCCCGATACTCCTCTAAAGACGTATGCACCAGCTGTTTCTTTGATTCCTGCGAGTGCTGCCGGGGCGGCGAATGCGCCTGCCAAAAGTTCAACCACCCTGTTGTCGGGTCGGTTGTGCAGTCTGAACCAAACCAGGAGGGGGATCACTGATGACGATCTACGGAATCTTCTGGACCCGCGATGGCATCTCCCCCGGGGACCGCATCGAAGCGCACGAGATCGATTGGAAGATCGACAGTGACTACACCGAAGTTCTAAGGGAATTCGAAAGCCGAGACGACAAGTACTGGCCGTCGGTCCTGTTCTCTGCGGACATCACGAATATCACGTTGTTGGAGGAAGGAACTTGCCCCGACTACCTCAACGCGCAAGAGAAGGGGCCGTTCAAATGACGAATGATGCTCGTGTGGGGGCGTGGATCGCCGCGTGGGACGCGCTCAACGCCGCCACCAACACCCTCAAAAAATGCCCCATCCAAGACCCCGACGAGTATCGGGCGTTCTGCCAACTCCAAGCAGACATCTACGCCCACCTCGCCGACGTCCCGGCAGAGGTCGGTGTCGGCGCAGCGGAATGGCTTGAACACCGCGAGAAGGAACTACGGGAACAGAAACGTCGGGAACAGAAAGAAGATATGTTCAGGAAGGCGTTCGACAAGTGAGCATGGACTTCCACCTCCCCAGGGCTGACCAACTCAAACTACAAGAGGCGCTCGGCGGAATCCCCACACTCATCGAGGACCTCGCCGTAACCATCACACGCCAAGCCCGCGTACAAAAACCCGGACTCGGGAAACTTCGAAGGCGGAAAGCTGAGGCGCGCATCCCGTTCCACATCGGCGCAGTAGAAGCCGCAGACGAACTGCACAACGCCCTGATCAAATGGGTCAGGTTCACCTGCGACGCCCGACAAACCCCGTACACCGAATCCAACGATGACATCACTCTGGCCCGCTGGCTGAGACGCAACGTGACCGCCCTCGCCCTCATCGAAGGCTCCGAAGAATCCTGGCCTGAAATTCACCACCGGATTGACGAGTGCCGCAAGCAGATCGACTTGCCCCCAGAGGATGACATCGTGATCGACCCGGAACGGGTCCGCCAGGCCAACCGTCAAATCCTCACCGCCGGCCAGATAGAAAAGATCGCCCCACGCCTCGGCGCACTCGGTGCAGGGCTGAACAAACGTCGGGTCCAGACCCTCGTGAAAAGCAAGCGACTGCGGCCCTGCGCAGTCGACGGAGAAGTCCGGTTCTACCGCCTAGGAGATGTGCTCGACGCGCACCACAGGCAACTACCACGCTCCAAGAAAACAACGTCTTTGAACAGGTAAAATTAGCAGAATGAGCCGGGTCTTTCGGGTGCATCTCAACGACGTCCTCGCTGCGGAATGCTGCCACCCCAACTGCTACGCGCCAGCCCTTACTGACATAGCCAGTCATGTGCCGTTGTGTGAGCGGCACATCATGGTTGTCTACCGGGAAGCCAATCTCATGCTCGCCAGCCATAGAGCTATGGAACAGGCATATGAACTTCTTCCATCAGAGGCTGAGTTCATCCCAGGCCCATGCCCTCGCTGTGGGGACAGTGGTCTACTTGCCCACTTAGCGAACGGGTTTGTGGTCTGCAAGGCGGCAGGGTGCGACTACGAACGATCCATGGTGGCGTTCTGCACTGAACGGAAGACACTGATGGGTGTAACTGCCGCAACCGATGACGTCGTGTACTACATGCGACTGGGAAACCGTGCCAAGATCGGTACCAGCCGAAACCTCAAGGCCCGCATCGGAGTGATTCAGCCAGAGGACTGCATGGGCTACGAACCTGGGGACCGGAAGCTGGAACGTAAACGTCATGACCAGTTCAAGCACCTGAGGGTGTCTGGTGAATGGTTTATGATTGGCCCCGACCTTGTGCGGCACGTGAACTCGCTGCGGATTGCATGCCTTAACGGCAAAATTGCGCCGTAACCTTGCTGATTTGACAAACAAGGTTCGATATTCGTGCTAGGCTGTCGCCGTAGGCGCAGGTCACACTTCCTCGCCTGTTAAACGCCCCGGAACCTACCGGGGCGTTTCGCATTTCGGGGGTGATCCCATGCCCACCTTCGCCACACCACGATCCCTCAACGACCGCATCACCGACGCTCTCCACAACGTTCGCCTAGCCCGCGAAGACGGAAACCCGAGCATTGTTGAGGCTGCGGAGAAACTGTTGGACCAGTTGTTGGATCGCGTTCCCCGCCCCACACGCCAGGAGTAGTTGCCGTGCCAACCAAACACTTGCGGGTGTGTCCCGACCCTTGCGGCAAGGTTCGTTTCTCGGCGTGCAGCAAGGCTTGCCGACTCCCGAACGATATCGACCCGGAGTCGTGGCGTATCAACTTGCAGGACGGCGCCGGCACGATCGGTGGCAGGCAGGAATGAAACGCCGCGCGGCCCGCGTCATGCGACGCGCAGCACGCCGCCTCATCACCGTGTCCCGCCGCCTCGACCCACCCAAAGACGAAACCCGCCTGTACACGGGCAGCGTCTCCCAGCTGATCCTGGACCGCATCGAAGCCACCCCACCGTGGATGCGTCAGTCCCTCACTGTTCCGGATCCTCCGTGGGAACACCTCGACCTGTACCGGCCACCATCCCTACTCACCCGCATCTGGTGGTGCATACGAGGATGAACCTCACAGAATTTCTTACCGAGACGCTGAACAACCTGGTTCACCCCGGCGACGAAAACACCAAACCCTTCCCGATCCTCCTGCCGGGACTACGAACTGTCAGTGTCCCCCCGGAACTCGCCGGCCAGTTCGCTGAAGAAGCAGGACTACCGCACCTCGACACCCCGAAACTGGTAGCTGAAGCGCTCGCCGCGGCGATCACCCAAAACTATGTGATCCTCACACGCGAAGAGCACGAACAACTACGCCAGCAAGCAGCCGACGCACCGACCGGGCACCGCGTCATCAACATTCGCACCACACCCACGGGCCAGCCTGTCCTGTCGATCACCATCGACAAGGCAAGCAACGATGTTGTTGTCCCCGCGAAAGCGTTGCAGAAAGCAGCTGAACAGTGATCCACATTGAAGTTGACGGGAAAGTGCTGATGCACTCCGACCCTGGCGAGTGGATCACCACACCTCCCGACATTCCAGCAGTCCAAAAAGCAGGCCCCAACGAACCGTGGATGCTTCTAGTCCAAGCGGCGCTCGCCAAAGCCGCCACCCTCGCGATGGCCGGGAAGAGACCTGAAGAAACCACAATCTGTGTCACCACACGGAAAAACGGCTGGATAGTGGACTACACCAATGGATGACGCTGCCCGTGCCCGACTCGAACTTCGCCGATCCAACGCGGCCCAACCCCACCGCAACCGGCACCGCGAACAAAAAACCGGGCGCACCACAGACCGCACCATCTGCTACTGCGGAGACGCCGACTGCGACACCTGCGGCACCTGGTACGAATAACCCACATAGGACGGAACTCCGAAAAAATGGACGACGTGGTGGTCAACGGAACTCGATACGTACCCGAAACCACCAGCGGCGCCACCGCCATCGGAATCGGAGTCACCACCCGCAACCGGCACGACATCGCCGACCGGACTATCGAACACATACGCCGCCGCACCCCCAACGCCAAACTTGTCATCGTCGACGACGCCAGCGACCAACCGTTCCCTGGTGCCACGTACCGGTTTGCCAAACGAGCCGGTATCGCCCGAGCCAAAAACAAATGCCTCGAACTACTCAACGGCTGCGAGCACATCTTCCTGTTCGACGACGACTGCTACCCCATCGCCGACAACTGGTTTCAGCCTTACATCGACTCACCTGAACCCCACCTGATGTACCAGTTCGTCGACCTGGCCAGCGGGCGGAAAATCAACGACGTCACGAAGGTCTACGACGACGGACACCACTTCGCGTTAACCGGCGCGCGCGGATGCATGATCTACGTACACCGCAGCGTCATCGAGCGCGTCGGTGGCCTCGACCCAGAGTTCGGCGGCTGGGGATGGGAACACCCCTCCTGGTCCGACCGCATCTACAACGCCGGCCTCACCACATTCCGGTACGGCGACGTGTGCGGCTCCAACAAGCTCATCCACTCCATGGACGAGCACCTAGAAGTGAAACGCTCCGTCCCCACCGAAGAACGCAAAGCCGCCGCCACCCGCAACACCGACCTGTACTGGAAACACCACTACACCAGCAGCCACCACATCCCCGTAGTGGAACCCGACCGGCGTGTGGTGCTCACCTGCCTGCTGTCGAACAACCCCGACCCGCAACGGGGCACCCGCATGCGGCCCGACGTCAAACTGCTCGAAACGTTGATCACCTCCATCGCCGGAGGTGAAACCGTCGTGCTGTGCGACAACCCACTCACCCACCCGCAGGCGTCATTCGAGCGAGTCACCAGCCCAGTCGACAACCCATACTTCGCGCGCTGGTACCTGTACTACCAATGGCTCCGCGCCAACCCCGACGTCAAATGGGTGTGGTGCGTAGACGGCACCGACGTCGAAATGCTCACCCCTCCGTGGGAACACATGGAAACCGGGAAACTATACGTCGGCCACGAACCCGCCGTCGTGGGGATCGACTGGATGCGCGACAACCACAAAGCCACCCACCTGCAAACATTCATCGACACCCACGCCGACCACACCCTATTGAACGCGGGGATCGTCGGAGGCGACCGTGAAACCGTCATGACATTCACCCACGACATGATCGCCGACCACGAAGACCAACAACGACGCATCTGGCACAAAAAAGACACCAAAGGCACCATCATCGGTGACATGGCCACACTCAACTACATCGCCTACACCAAACACGCAGACCGTCTCGTCTACGGGCCACGCATCGCCACCATATTCAAAGCCAACGAACGCAACCCGTGGAGCTGGTGGAGGCACAAATAAACATGGACCAGAACCTGAAACCCGGCGACGACGTATGGGTTGACTTCGACGGACTCGAACACGAAGGCACCGTCGAGAAAATCCAAGCCGGAGGCTGGGTCAGATGCTCCATCGCCATCGACCCCGAATACGACTACGGCAGCATCACACCACGACTCGCACCACACATCACCGTCGCCGTGAAAACCACACGCATAAGGCCACGATGAACCACACCATCGGCATCGTCGCCCACACCACACGCGCCGAACAAGCCCACCAACTCATGGAAACCGTAGGCGCCGCATACATGAACATCGACAACGGCGCACTCGGATGCGAAAACAACCACCGCAAAGTGTGGCAACACCTCACCAAGTTCAACACCGACTGGCTCGTCGCACTCGAAGACGACGCAATACCGTGCAACAACTTCCGCGACCAGCTCCACGCCGCTCTAACAGCGGCACCCAGCCCAGTGGTCAGCCTCTACCTCGGGAGAGAACGGCCACGCGAATACCAACAACGCATCGCCAAAGCCGCCGACACCACAGCCCACTGGCTCACCTGCCGGCGCCTACTCCACGCAGTAGGCGTCGCCATACACACCGACCTCGTACCCCACATGCTCAACAACCTGCCCAACGGCAAACCCATCGACGAAGCAATCACCACATGGGCACGCCACCAAGGCCACACCATCGCCTACACATGGCCCAGCCTCGTCGACCACGCAGACACACCACCAGTCATCGCAACCAGAAACGACAACCAACCAAGACCACCAGGACGCGTCGCATGGCAACACGGCGGACGCGACACCTGGACCACTGACACCCAACCGATCTGATGCCCAGAGCACCCAAAGTCTGCCGACACGCAGGCTGCACCACACTCACCACAACCGGCACATGCCCCCAACACACCACACACCGATGGGGCAACGGTGCTCGGCGCACAACCACTGCGGCACACAAAGCTTGGTCCAAAGCTGTGCGAGAGCGCGACGGTCGCTGCATGATCCAGCTCCCCGGATGCACGGGCGGAGCAGACACGGCGGACCATATTCACCCAGTCGCTTTCGGTGGCGACGAACTCAGCCTTGCCAATGGCCGGGCCGCCTGCTGGCACTGCCACAACCGTAAGTCCTCCCGCGAAGGACATCGCGCACAAGGCCACAAGCCGCGCGGCTAGATAGAACCAGCCTCGGCTGATCCCCGAGGTGAGAGCAGCCCCGTATCTCCAGGTGCGGGGCTGCTCGCAATTCCTGGAGAGATAGATGACAGCAGTCTGCGAGCAGTGCGGGTCTGACTTTGTGCGGCCAGCGAGACGCGGACGACCGCGACTCACTTGCTCGGACTACTGTAAGCGCGCCAGGCGCTCGAAGCTTCAACTCGATCGAGACAAGCGCTACCGCGAAGAGCACGGCGCGTGGCGAGAGAAGCGCAGGATGCGCAGCTACCCCGAGACGTGCGGGGTTTGTGGGCGGACATTCGATGCCAAGCGCAAGGGTCAGGCGTTGTGCTCGGTCGAGTGCCAGTTCGCCGTCAGGAATCGGGCAGCGCATGAAGCGAACCGACAGTCGTCCATCCAGCGCAGACTGCCCGTGCTCTACACGGGCGATGGTGTCGTACGTGCGACGCATAGGACGTGGACGTCTGGGTTGTGCGCGAGTTGTGGCGAATGGTTCGTGGCAGGAGCACGCGCACGGTACTGCTCGAATCGATGCGCCCAGCGCGCTCATAGCGAACGCAGGCGCGCTCGTGAGGCCGGAGCGACAACGTCGTCCAGAGTGCGCCGCCGGGAGATCTTTGAGCGTGACGGCTACCGCTGCCACCTCTGCGGCGAAATGACGGACCCAACGCAGCAGGTGCCACACCCGAGGGCGCCGACCATCGACCACGTCCTGCCATTGAGTCGAGGTGGGTCGCACGAGCCCGCGAACTGCCGGTGCGCGTGCTTCCTGTGCAACTCGGTCAAGAGCGACCGTGTGGGCTGGTCACCCCGGCGAATGGCGAGTTAGCTTGACCTGCGGAAACGCCGAGGGGGGGGTGGGGAACCCCCTGGCTAACCCAGAAACGCTCCCGGAAGGCGC